GAAAGCAAAAGTAATAGATCATGAGTGAGGAATCCTCGTACCACGGTAATATTAACTTAAAGCCGATTGGTCATAAACACAACTTTACAATAGAGCAACTGGCAGAAATTGAAAAGTGCCAGGAAGACCCTATTTACTTCATTGAAAATTACTGTATGATTGTTACGCTGGACTATGGTCTCCAGTTATTCAAGTTATACGATTGTCAGAAGGAAAAAGTTCTTCACATTCTTGGAAATCGTAAAGCAATTCTGATGGAAGGTCGCCAGCAGGGTAAGACCATTACTTCGGCTGCTTGCATTTTGTGGTATACACTCTTTCAAGATTCTAAAACAGTTGCTATCATGGCCAACAAGACAGCCGCGGCACGTGAAGTTATGGCTCGTTATCAGGGCATGTATGAGAACTTGCCGCTATGGATGCAACAAGGCGTTAAGACATGGAACAAGGGTGACGTAGAGCTAGAGAACGGCTCTAAGATTTTCACCGCTGCTACGACCGCATCTGGTATTCGTGGTAAGTCTGTTAACTGGCTATACATTGACGAAGCAGCGATTATTCCAAACACCGTGGCGGAGCAATTCTTTGCTTCTGTTTATCCTACCATTTCGGCTGGTCAGACAACAAAGATTCTTCTGACTTCTACTCCACTCGGCTACAATCACTTCTGGAAATTCTGGAACGAGGCTGAAAAAGGAAATAACGGCTTTGTGCCGATGTTCATTCCTTACCACAGAATTCCTGGTAGAGACGAAGCATGGGCAGAAGAACAACTACGCTTACTTGGAGAACTAAAGTTCAACCAAGAAGTTCTTTGTGAGTTTCTTGGTTCAAGTAATACGCTTATTAATGCCAAGACGCTAGGTTCTATGAGTTCTATCGACCCAATTCATGCAAAAGATGGATTGGATATTTTCGAAGAACCCATCGACGGCCACATCTACGCAATGGGTGTAGATACAGCCAGAGGTGTAGGCGGAGACTACTCTGCTTTCACAGTTTTGGATGTTACAGAAGCGCCATATAGATTGGTGGCTAAGTATCGTGATAATAAAATTGCTCCGATGTTGTTTCCAAACATCGTAGCTAAAGTTGGTACAGACTACAACAAGGCGTATATTCTTGTTGAAATCAATGATATCGGTCAACAAGTGGCTGATATTCTACACATGGAGTTAGAGTATGATAATATTCTGACTACCGTAAAGACAGCATTGAAACAATATCTATCACCTGGCTTTGGCACAAAGACCCAACGCGGTGTTAGAATGACTAAGCAAGTAAAGAGACAGGGTTGTTTTGCTCTCAAATCTCTACTTGAAGAACAAAAATTATTAGTATTTGATGCTGAAACTATTTCCGAGTTCTCTACATTCATTGAAAAGCAGGGTTCTTGGCAAGCAGATGAAGGTTACTTTGATGACCTCGTAATGAGTCTGGTTCTACTTGCTTGGATGACAAGCAATCCATACTTCAAAGATATGACGAATGTTGATATCAGAGAGAAGATGTATAAGGACCAGATGGATAGTATTGAAGATGAGTTAACTCCATTCGGTGAAATAAATAATGGTTCACAAGCAGATTATTTTGTGTCGAATGGTGATTTATGGACAATAACTCAAGATGATGAGCCACCTGAACGTAAAAACTGGATGTTCTAACTGTAACTTTTACATTTTTATAAATAAAAACATAAAACGACAAGTTAATATTGTCAGGTTTACAACGAGGAGAAGAATATGGCTTTTCAATTATCGCCAGGAGTCCTAGTAACTGAGAAGGATCTAACAAACGTTATTCCAGCCGTATCGACTTCGGCAGGCGCGTTTGTAGGTAATTTCAACTGGGGTCCTGTAGAAGAAATTTTTACCGTTGGTTCAGAAAATGAACTACGAAAGTATTTTGGTCTACCACTAAACAGCGTTGACTGGTTCACCGCAGCCAACTTCTTGGCATATGGTAACAACCTTCAGCTTGTTCGTGCAGTGGGTTCAGCCGCGAAGAATGCCACCGCTGAACGTAGCGGCGTTTTGATTACCAATCAAGACTCTTATGAAGCCACTTTTGCTGCCGGTGGCACCGCGAATGGTGAAGTAGCTGCTAAATACCCTGGTCTGTATGGTAATAGCCTTGCAGTTCAATATGCTGACGCCACTTCGTTCGCCGGCTGGGAATATGCTTCATACTTTGATGCTGCCCCTGGCACAAGTGCGCAAGCAGATGAAGTAGGCTGTTCGAATGACGAACTACACATTGTGGTTATCGATACACTTGGTCGTTTTTCTGGTGCACCTGGCACAGTAGTTGAAAGATTTGCCTTCACTTCTAAGCAGTTTGGTAACAAACTAGCTGACGGAACAAACAATTACTACAAGGAAGTTCTCAACCAGCAATCACAATATGTCTGGTGGATGAATCACCCTTCAGGCAGAAACTGGGGTGGCACTGCTGGAGTCGATTTTGACGGTACAGAAGCAGATGGACAAGCCACTGGCCAAGACCCACTAGTTATGGACTTAAATGGTGGTGCTAATGCTACACCGTCAACTGGTGATCTACAAGATGCTTACAGTCTGTTTGCAAACAAAGAAATTGTTGATATTTCACTTGTTCTAACCGGTGGTCACGCAGCCGCAGTAGTAAATCACGCTATCGACAGCGTGGCGTTAGCTCGTTTAGATTGCGTTGTGTTCCTATCACCGCCTCTTGAGGCTGTATACAATAACGCAGGTAGCGAAGCAGCCGATATTGTAGCATATCGTCAAGAAGATATCAATCGCAACACTTCATACGCCGTTATGGACTCAGGTTGGAAGCGCCAATATGACCGTTACAACGATGCATATATCAATGTTCCTCTGAATGCTGATACTGCTGGTCTCTGTGCCCGCACTGATCAGACGAACGATGCTTGGTGGTCACCCGCTGGCTTCAATCGCGGCCAGATCAAGAATGTTGTTAAGTTGGTTTGGGCTCCAAATCAAACAGAACGCGACACACTTTACAAGAATGGTATTAACCCAGTAGCTACCTTCCCTGGTGAAGGCACACTACTTTACGGTGATAAGACGCTTCTTGCTAAACCAAGCGCATTCGACCGTATCAACGTTCGTCGTCTATTCATTGTTCTTGAAAAGGCTATCGCAACTGCGGCTAAGTATCAACTCTTTGAGTTCAACGATGTCTTCACTCGCGCACAGTTCCGTTCCATGGTTGAACCATTCCTACGTGACGTTCGTGGTCGTCGTGGTATCTTTGACTTCCGCGTTGTTTGCGACGAAACAAACAACACTGGTGAGGTTATTGACCGCAACGAATTCGTTGCTGACATCTACATCAAGCCAGCACGTTCGATCAACTTCATCTACCTGAACTTTGTTGCGGTTCGTACCTCAGTATCGTTCACAGAAGTTGGCGCCTAATAACCCGACTAAATAGAAATAGGAGATTTATAAATGGATATTTCAAAGTTTAAGGGGTTACTAGGGGCTGGTGGTGCTAGACCAAACCAGTTTCGTGTTATTCTAACATTCCCAGGTTTCGTTGGTTCGGTTCCTGATACAGAATACTCACTGCTGGTTACTGGTGCAGCACTTCCTGCGTCAACAGTAAACCCAACAATCATTCAATACCGCGGTCGTGAAGTTAAGTTAGCTGGTGAGCGTATCTTTGATCCGTTCACAATCACAATCGTCAACGATACTAACATGTCACTTCGTCGTCCATTCGAAGAGTGGATGAACGGCATGAATGACCTAGAAGCAAACACTGGCATTCTAAATCCAATTGATTATCAAGTGGATATGTCAGTAGAGCATCTAGATCGTAATGACGATCCGCTCATGACTTATGTTCTTTACAATGCTTTCCCGATTAACATGTCGGAAATTGGTCTACAGTATGGTCAGAATGACGTAATTGAAGAGTTCACAGTAACCTTTAACTACTCACACTATCTGACTGCATAATTCCATCCAACTAGGATAATTTAATGCAGATATTTGGTTATAAAATTGAAAAGTCAACGGCGCCACAGACTGAGAAATCGTTTGTGGCGCCAACGGACGATGGTGGCGTAGAAACTATCAGAGCCGGTGGCTACTATGGTACATACATCGATATCGATGGTACCGCAAATAATGAAATAGAATTAATTCGTAAGTATCGTGACATTGCTATGATGGCAGATATCGATACTGCTATTGACGATATCGTAAACGATTCTATCGCAAACCTGGATGATGAAGCTCCAGTAAAGATTGACCTTGATGAAGTAGATTTGTCAAAGAACATTAAGAAGATGGTTCAAGAAGAATTTGAACTACTACTTAATATGTTGGACTTCAATCTAAGAGCGCAAGATTACTTTAGACATTGGTATATCGACGGAAGACTTTTCTTTCATAAAGTCGTTGACACTGCCAATCTAAAGAAGGGTCTAGTAGATATTCGCTATATCGACCCAAGAAAAATCAAGAAGATGAGAGAGATCCTAAAAGAAAAGGATACAAAAACTGGCGTAGAGTTCATTAAAGACATTAAAGAATACTTTGTCTATAATGATAAAGGTCTAGTTCCAAACAAGACGTTCACGCCATCCGCATCACTCACTTCTACAGCCGGTGCCACCATGCGCATCGAAAAGGATTCTATCTGCTTTGTTCCTTCTGGCTTGAAGGACATGGACAGAAACATGCCGCTATCTTATTTACACAAGGCTATCCGCCCAGCAAATCAGTTGCGTATGATGGAAAATGCCGCAGTCATCTATCGTATCACTAGAGCGCCAGAGCGCCGTGTATTCTACGTTGACGTTGGTAATCTTCCAAAGATTAAAGCCGAACAGTATCTCAAGGGTATTATGAACCAGTATCGTAATAAAGTTGTTTACGATTCTCAGACTGGTGAAATCCGCGATGATAAAAAGTTTATGTCAATGCTTGAAGATTTCTGGTTGCCTCGCCGCGAAGGTGGTAGAGGAACACAGATTGAAACTCTACCGGGTGGTCAGGGTCTAGGCGAAATGGGAGACATTGAATACTTCCAGCGCAAACTATATCAAGCGTTGAACGTTCCTATGTCAAGACTTGAACAGCAAACTGGCCTTAACTTTGGTCGTGCCGCTGAAATCAATAGAGACGAATGGAAGTTTACGAAGTTTATTTCTAAACTGCGCCGTCGTTTCACACTTCTATTTGATGATCTACTAAAGACACAACTCATTCTCAAAGGTATCATTACAGAAGCCGACTGGGAAAAGATGAAGTATGATATCAAGTATACTTTTGCAACAGATGCTTTCTATACAGAATCCAAAGAGCAACAAATTCTACAATCTAGAGTTGAGATTCTCCAAGGTGTTGCACCGTTTATCGGCACAATGTATAGTAAAGAATACGTTCAAGAAAATATTCTTAAATTATCGGACGATGAAATTGAAGAGATTAAGAAACAGAATGATGCAAGTCCTCCTGAAGTTTCGCCGCCCGACTATTCACCACTAGAAGGCGAACCACCAGCGGCGGTTCAACAACAAAATCAAGGACAAGATGATGGACAACAGTAACATTAGTGACTTAATAAATAACATTGAAAACGGTACCTTTGCAGATGCCGAACAAGTTTTCAATGATATTATGGACCTTAAAGCAGGCGAACAATTAGATCAAATGCGTCAAGATATGGCAGCCGGAATTTATAACGATACGCCGGAAGATAATGAAGTCGAAGATTTCGATCACTACGAAATCACCGATGAAAATGACCACGGCGATACAGAAGAAATAGAGGACACCGATGAAGACCTATAAGCAACTTCAAGAGCGCATCAACATGGCGAAAGCCAAGATGGGTGATGTCATCAAGGACTTCCAGGACTCCGATGCTCCTCAATTCAAGGGTAAGAGCGACGAGAAGCGCCGTGAAATGGCAATTGCCGCTAAGATGTCTGCCGAAGAAGTTGAAGAACTTGATGAGATTTCTTCTGATATGGCTCATCGCTATCTGAAAGGAAAGCACGAAAGAGATTACGATACTAGCGCAGATGGCAAATCTAGCAAGTTAAAGAAGCCACAGTCTTTTCGCAAGATGAACAACGATGTAAAAAGTTCTATGCGGGCTCTTCGAACAATCGAGAAGGCTAAGAAAGCCAATGAAGAAATCGAACAAACTGACGAAGAACTAAAGGGCAATCAACACAAGATTGATGCCAATAAGAATGGTAAGGTTGACGGACACGATTTCAAACTTCTTCGTTCGAAGAAGAAAGTTGAAGAAGAAGTCGAGGAACTTGATGAGCTATCAAAAGCGACACTTGCTTCTTATGTAGGTAAGGCGGCGAAAGATTTTTCAAAGCGTAAACCAAAAATGGGTTATGACGGCCAACTAAAAAAGATGCAGAATCGTAGCGTCGGTGTAGGTCGCGCCCTAGATAAGGTATACAAAGAAGAAGTTGAAGAACAGATTGAAGAATCTGATGGTCTAAAGCCATTCATTGTGGTTCACGCCAAGCATGGTAAGTTCGAAACTCATGCTGGTTCTACATATGAGGCTGCAAAGAATGCTGCCGCTCATTGGAAAACTAAAAAGGGAACTTCTGGCATGGATGTGCATCGTGCGGACATCACGCATTCGACGCAGCATGTCGGTTAATAAGTAAAGGGAATAGTAAATGGCGACTAAAGCGGTACTAAAGTTAACACAGGTTCACGGTGTTGTGAAGGTGCGCGGCACTGGGTCTGCCGAAATCGCCCTTGCCACCGACCTAAAGAAATCAACTGAAACACAAAGTTCGCCTAAAGCGAACATTCGCACCATTCATTGGGCATTGTCAGTAGGTTCTACAGCAACAATTACTAGAAATAGTCAAGTGTTATATTATCTTTCTGGAACAGGCAAGATGGAATTCATGGGCTGGTCTGACAATGAAGAGAATGGTTCTAACATTGTAGTTGACTTCTCTTCTGGTACAGGTGCAGTAGTTCTAGAACTTGCTAAGATTTCTGGCTATGGTCCACAGCAACATCAAAATCAAGGAGACCTAGGCTAATGAAACTTATTACCGAAGTCAACGACCAAGTTCGTTATATTACAGAAGAGAAAGCTGGAAAGAAATCTTTATACATTGAGGGTGTCTTTCTGCAATCAAATCTAAAGAACCGCAATGGACGTATGTATCCGGCTGAAATCATGGAGAAAGAGATTTCTCGCTACATGAAAGAAGCGGTCGAGAACAACAGAGCATTCGGTGAACTAGGACACCCAGATGGACCTTCTATCAATCTGGATCGTGTATCGCATATCGTAACAGAACTTCGCCGCGATGGCGATAACTGGATCGGTAAAGCGAAACTGACTGAAACACCAATGGGCAATATCGCTCGTGGTCTAATCGAGTCTGGTGGTCAACTTGGCGTTTCGTCAAGAGGCCTCGGTACTTTGAAGGAAAACAGAGACGGCGTCCAAGTTGTGCAAGATGACTTTCATCTAGCAACAGCGGCCGACATCGTAGCCGATCCTTCTGCACCAGATGCCTTTGTTCGTGGCATCATGGAAAATAAAGAATGGGTAGTTGTGAATGGTGTTTGGACCGAACAGCATTGCGATATGTCCAAGAAGTATATTAAGAAAGCAAGTAAGAAACAACTTGAAGAAGCAAAGATTCAAGTCTTTGAACGTTTCTTGCGCCATCTTTCTTCAAAGTAATATTTTTATAAATAAAGTATAAAAATCCATTTAGGAGACGCAAATGAGTGTAGAAAACAAAATCAGAGAGTTGCTAACTAAAAAGCAACTATCCGAGGAAGTTCTAGATGAGAAGGTTGCAGGTGATGCAACTAACCCTAAGCAGGGTTCTTCCGAAGACGCACCAGCTGCTGGCAAACTAGGCGCTGCCGGTGGTAAGGATACATCTATCCCAGCTAAGGTTGCAGGTGATCAAACTCAACCTCGCCAAGGCGATTCACAAGACGCTACTATTTCTAGTGAGCGTGATGAAGAAACTGATAATCCAGGTGCTAAGGAAGCTGCTCCAGTTTCTAGCAACCAGGCTACAGTTTCACAGGGCGGCGCAGGCGCAGCACCTAACTTCACAACTCATAGCGATCCAACTTCGGTTGTAAATATGGCATCGTCAAAGGGTAACGTTCATCAAGAAGAAACAGAAGAAGAGGGCGAAATGATTGACGAAGATTTCACTGCCGATCTTGCTACTCTCTTTGATGGTAACGAAGACCTATCAGAAGAATTCCGTGGTAAAGCATCGTCGCTATTTGAAGCGATGGTAACTGCCCGTGTAGCCAATCAAGTTCAAAACATCGAGGAAGGCCTCATCTCAGAAGCCGCAGAATTGATGGAAGAGTTCAAGGCTGACTTGACCGAGAAGGTCGATTCTTATCTTAGCTATGTAATTGAAAAGTGGGTTGAAGACAACGCACTTGCTGTTGAAAATGGTCTGCGCACAGATATCGCGGAATCGTTCATCAACGGCATGAAGAACCTGTTCGCAGAACATTACATTGATGTTCCCGAAGAGAAATATGATGTGCTTGGTGAAATGCAAGCCCAACTAGAAGAAGTATCTGCTAAGTTGGACGAGGCAATTGCTGCAAATGTAGAACTGCACAATAACAATGTAGACCTTATGAAGGAAGGCGTTTTCGCCGTCGTTGCTGAGGATCTTGCTAAGACCGATGCTGAAAAGTTCAAGTCGTTGGTTGCTGATGTAGAATTCGAGAACGCAGACATCTTTGAAGAAAAACTAAATGTCATCAAGGAAAATTATTTCCCAGCTTCTAAGTCAACCATTGTGGAAGACAAGCTAGAAGACGAAGGCGTTGAAGTTTTAGACGAATCGACAGTCAGTAAGTATGTCCAAGCACTGGATAAGATTGCTGCTCAAAAGTAATTTTTTATAAATAAAAGATATTGACACACAAGGAGAAAACTAAATGTTTCTTTCAGAACAACTACAGAAGAAGTGGGAACCTGTTCTCAATCACGACGGTCTCGGCGCGATTAAGGACAACTACCGTCGTGCAGTTACAGCCGTCGTTCTTGAAAACCAAGAAAAGGCTCTACGCGAAGAAAAGTCTGCACTTTTCGAAGACGCACCAGTAAATAACATTGCTGGTTCGGGTGCATCGAACATCGACCGTTATGATCCAATCCTCATCTCGCTCGTTCGTCGTTCACTTCCTAACCTAATGGCATATGACGTTGCTGGCGTTCAGCCAATGACTGGCCCAACTGGCTTGATCTTCGCAATGAAGTCAAACTACAGCGCACAAAACGGCGCAGAAGCTCTCTTCAACGAAGCAGATACCGACTTCTCGGGTGACGCAAACGGCGCAACTCATGAAGGTTCAAACCCAGTTGATGGTACTTACACAACTGGTGTTGCTATGCCAACATCAACCGCAGAAGCTCTTGGCACCGATGGTGGCGAAGCATTCGGCGAAATGGCATTCAGCATCGAAAAGACAACTGTAACTGCCAAGACCCGTGCGCTTAAGGCTGAATACACAGTTGAACTGGCACAGGATCTTAAGGCTATCCACGGTCTTGATGCTGAATCAGAACTTTCGAATATTCTTTCGCAAGAAATTCTAAACGAAATCAACCGCGAAGTTATCCGCACAATCTACAAGGTTGCTAAGACTGGTGCTGCTTCAACAGCTACACCTGGTACTTTCGACCTTGACGTTGACTCGAACGGTCGTTGGAGCGTTGAGCGTTTCAAGGGTCTTCTGTTCAACATCGAACGTGACGCTAACGTAATCGCACAAGATACCCGTCGTGGTAAGGGTAACTTCATCATCTGTTCGTCAGACGTTGCCGCTGCTCTTGCAATGGCAGGTGTTCTAGACACAGGTCGCGCACTTCAAGGTTCGCCTTCGCTTGACGTTGATGATACTGGCAACACATTTGTTGGTACAATCAGCGGTAAGAAGGTTTACGTTGATCCTTACTCAGCTAACACAGGCGCTGCTAGCCAGTTCTACGTTGTTGGTTATAAGGGCGCTACAGCATATGATGCTGGTCTCTTCTATTGCCCATACGTTCCACTACAAATGGTTCGTGCAATCGACCCTAACAGCTTCCAGCCAAAGATTGGCTTCAAGACACGTTACGGCATGATCGCTAACCCATACGTAACACAGTCGAACGGCACAACTGACGGTGATACATTCACTGCCAACCGCAACCAATACTATCGTCGCGTCAAGGTTACTAACCTTATGTAATCGATACCTTCCCATTAGAGGAAGGGTTGCAAGAAACTGGGGGGAGCAGAAATGCTCTCCCCTTTTTCGTTATAAATAATAGACGGAGAAAGATATGTCAAGAAGAACATTAGATACCCCAAGCACCTTAAATTATCTGAAACCAAATGGTTTTCAGTTTAATATCGACACGCTTCCTAATGTCTCATTCTTTTGTCAGTCTGCTATGATTCCTGCACTGTCAATTGGTAATGCATATGTTGCTAACCCCTTAGTAGACTTCACTGTTCCTGGTACCAATCTTACATACGATGAATTGACCATAAAGTTTATTGTTCAAGAAAACTTTCAAAACTATATCGAACTTCACGATTGGTTAATTGGTCTAGGCTTTCCAGAAGAACGTGAACAATATAAACAATTTAAACAGGCTAGAGGCGGTACAGAAAAAGGATTTAGTAGCTCAGGTGACTATTCCGATGGAACATTAGTTGTTCTAGATTCTGATCTAAATAAAACAATGGAAATCAAATTCATCGATTGTTATCCTACATCGTTGCAGGGTCTTGAATTTGACATTAGTGATGGTAATGCCCAGTATCTAACAGCACAAGTAACTTTTAGATATACAATGTATAAGTTTGTCCAATAACGATTGAGGTTATATTATGAAATTGTCAGAAGTCCAAGAAATGTGGACGAGTGATTCTAAAATAGATGAGTTAAATCTAGGTAGAGAATCCACAAAAACACCAGAATTACATGCAAAGTATTTGAATATTCTTTCGAATACTAAACTGCAACTGCGAAAAGCAGAAGCAGATTACTATCGTTTGCGCCGCGATAAAGCAAAATACTTTCGTGGTGAAATGACTCATGATGAACTACAAGATAAGGGTTGGGACCAGTATCAGGGCCTAAAGCCATTGAAGCATGATATGGAAGACCGCATCAACTGCGATGAAGATATCATCCGTGCTATGGATAAAGTGGAATATGTCAAAGCTCTACTCTATCAGTTGGAGCAAATTATACGCTCACTAAATAGTAGAACATGGGATATTAAGAATGCCATTGAGTGGACTAAATTTACAAACGGGCTAATGTGAGTGATCTAACAGTTTCCAAGAAAAACGAGGTGCACCTAAAGGTTGATTGTGACCCAGGTATCGCCCAAGAAATAAACGATTACTTCACTTTTGAAGTCCCGGGTGCACGTTTCATGCCAACGTATCGTGCCAAACTATGGGACGGTAAAGCTAGACTGTTCAACATCTGGACAAAAGAACTTTACGTCGGTCTGCTACCGTATCTCAGAGAGTTTGCGGAGAGACTAGACTACACTGTAGACGTTGACATGGAACGGATTGGCGACCCGGTTACTATGGAGGATGTGCAGAAGTTCGCGGAATCTTTGAACTTACATAGCCAAGATAAACCAATTGAGACTAGAGACTACCAGTTAGAAGCGGTTAAATACGCTATTCGTATCGGTCGCACACTGTTACTCTCGCCTACCGCATCTGGTAAATCGCTAATCATCTATCTGTTAATGCGCTATCACCAGCAATTTGGTCGGAAGCAATTGATTATTGTTCCTACAACTTCACTCGTAGAACAGATGTATAAGGACTTCCAAGACTACGCATCACACACTGACTGGTATGTATCTCAGAACTGCGCCAAGATTTACGCTGGACATGAAAAGTCAAACGAAGCATCGATTGTTATCTCCACGTGGCAGTCTATCTACAAGTTACCGAAGAAATTTTTCGCCGAGTTTGATGTTATCTATGGTGACGAAGCCCACTTGTTCAAAGCAAAGTCGCTGACATCTATCTTTGACAAATGCACTGAAACAAAGTATCGCATCGGTACCACAGGTACACTTGATGGGATGAAGACACACAAACTCATTCTTGAAGGTCTATTTGGTAAAGTCAAAAAAGTTATCTCGACTAAGGAACTGATGGACCAAGGCTCAGTAGCCGATCTTGACATTCACTGCATTCTTCTGGACTACACGGACGAGGAAAAGAAGGCTCTAAAGACCTACACATACCAAGAAGAAATGGACTGGCTGGTCACACACCAAAAGCGCAACAACGTTATTAAGAATCTGGCTACCACACAGAAGGGCAATACGCTTGTTTTGTTTCAGTTTGTCGAAAAGCATGGCCAAGTTTTGTATGACCTAATCAATAACAAGGTTGGAGATACTCGCCAAGTTTTCTTTGTCCATGGTGGCACAGATACACAACAGCGTGAGGCGATTAGAGACATTACGGAAAAAGAAAAAGACGCAATAATAATTGCGTCCTACGGTACGTTTTCAACGGGTATAAATATAAGAAATCTGCACAATGTCATCTTCGCATCACCTTCGAAATCTCGTATTCGCAATCTACAATCTATCGGTAGAGGACTTCGAAAGGGTACTGACAAAACATCATGTAGACTATTTGATATCGGCGACGACCTAACATGGAAGAGCCGTAAGAACTATACTCTTTCCCATATGGTGGAAAGAATTAAAATATATAATGAAGAAGGTTTCAACTACAAACTTGTGAGAATACAGCTATGACCGACGTGACTGTTCTACGATTAAAAAATGGCGAGACACTCATTGCTGGTGTTCGCCAAGAAGAAAATAATATGTGTTGGGTAGACGACCCAATCCAAGTTGTGCCTATTCAGATAACTCACGAGGGAGTAAACGGAGAAACTTTTCTCTTGAAGCCGTGGATTGGAATTTCTAAGGATAAAAGTTTTCTTTTGAACGCCGGGGAGATACTCACCTCTGGGTCATTAAAAGAAAATCTGCTACAGCAATACCTCATGTATATCGGCAACGAAGCGCCTGCGCCGATAGAAGAAATCGATGACTTTGATGAGATGGAAATGCTTCAAGCAAGAATACTAAGAAGCAAAGGATTACTTAATTGATTCATTCTTGAAGAGCTACACTCTTCTTATACCACAAGAATCACTACCTGTAAATACTTTTTTCAATAAAAATGTTGCTATATACAAAAAAATGTAGTATAACAAAATATATCATGATGGAGCCCAAATGGTCAAGAATAGAAAAAATAATGTTCACTACGTAGATAACGCTTTGTTTCTTGAAAAGATTACAGAGTATAGAGAAAAGGTTTTGGCAGCTAAAGCTGAACCCGATTATGACCGTAGTAAAAAACCTCGCGTGCCTAATTATCTAGGTGAATGCTTCCTTAAGATTGCCAATCACTTGGCATATAAATCTAACTTCATCAATTATACTTATCGTGAGGAAATGATTCTTGATGGAATTGAAAACTGCATTACTTACATCGATAACTTCGATCCTGCTAAGTCTAAGAACCCCTTTGCTTACTTCACACAGATTACATATTATGCCTTCTTACGCCGTATTGCGAAAGAGAAGAAGCAACAAGCAGCCAAGTATCGATACATCCGTAATCTAGATGTCCATGATTTGATTACACAAGATCATGACGGTGGTGATTATGGCAATGAGTTTATCGACTATCTCAAAAAGACTATCGATTTAGTAGAAGACTTCGACAAACCAGCGGAAGTCAGTAACATTCCAAAGCGCCGACCTAAATATCTGGACAAGCAAAAAACTGTTGACTCTGGACTAGATTTAGAGTAATATGTAAATATCACTCTAATTGAAAAGGTACATTTATGGTTGATTCTCCTAAAGTTAATACTGCCGTTAAGTTTGTTTCTGACAACTGGTTCTCCCTGTTGATGCTCGGCGTTGTTTCTACCTCGTTGATTTCTGTTGTTAGTAGCGTTGCTGGACACCGCGAAGAGGTTCAAAATATTTCGGTTCAGAATGCCGGATGCATCTATCTCGAATCATCTGATCTTGGCGAAGGCCAACACTACATGATTTGTAATGGGCAAATTGCATTGAAGCGCCTGCAGGATGCCGAAGCTATTGACCCTGAACAGGCGCTAGAGAAAGCAATTCCTGATGTCTCCAATGCTGCAACTCCTACGCCGGTTGCAGATAAAAAATAAGGTAAATTATGAGTAAGGAACTAAATGTTCCTGCAATCGTTCAGCAGATGGTCGATACTATGCAGGACAAGGCAACGCCGTCTAATATCAGACATAACTATATGGTCACTGTAGAAAACATTCGTGACTATTGTGATAAGGCGCTGGCACAATATGCAAAAGATAATGGATTGAAGCGTAAATGAAAGTAACCGATCATAATACCGTTCATGTAATGATTGACTTGGAAACTCTATCTACTAGAGCCAACGCGACCATTCTTTCTATTGGTGCTACCAAGTTCACTATCGGTGAAGGTATTATCGATAAGTTCTACTGTAACATCGATGCTAAATCTTGTAAGGCTGCGGGGCTTCATGTGGACAAGTCTACCATTGACTGGTGGATGCAGCAAAGCGCCGCTGCAAGAGACGCACTTCTTATCGATCAACTACCTCTCACGGATGCTCTACAGCGGTTTACTGACTGGATTGGCAAAGATAAAGTCATGCCATGGGGCAACGGCGCTTCGTTTGATATCACCATTTTGGAGTCCGCATACACTGCGGTCGAAATGATATATCCGTGGCGTTACAGCAACATCATGTGTTATCGCACGGTGATGAACCTTATGGGTCTTAGTAATGCTAAGATTCGTGCAGCCGAAAATGATACTCATCACCATGCCCTAGATGATGCTATCAGCCAGACCAATACACTACTTGGAATTCTAAAGTCATGAAAATTGCGTTGATTACAGACACACACTTCGGTGCTAGGTCTGATTCCATTCCGTTCGATAACTTCTTTGCGAAGTTTTACACAGAAACATTCTTCCCACATCTGGAACGGGAAGGCATCAAGACTATCATTCACCTCGGTGATGTCTTCGATCGGCGCAAGTTTATAAATTATAATACGTTGAAGAAGTGTCGTGAGTATTTCTTTGACAAGACCAGGGATTTGGGCATCGATGTTCATATGATTGCTGGTAACCACGACACTTTCTTCAAGAATACAAATGATGTAAACTCTCTGGACCTTCTGCTCCGTGAATATGAGAACATTATTACATATTCAGATGCGGAAGAAATTAGATTGGACGGAAAGAATCTACTGCTTGTTCCATGGATTTGTTCTGGGAATTATTCAGAAACTATGGAGGTAGTAAAGAAAAGTAATGCACAAGCAGTTTTTGGACACTTTGAATTTTCAGGTTTCGAAATGTATCGTGGGCATAAAAATGACCACGGAATGGACACTGTTGACTTTGATAGATTTCCTCTCGTTTGTAGTGGTCATTTTCATCATCGCAGCAGGTCTGGCAATATTGTCTATCTTGGTAATACCTATGAGTTTACTTGGAATGATTATAATGATCCGAGAGGCTACCACATTTACGATACGGAAACTAATGAGGTAGAATTCTATGAGAACCCATTTAAAATCTTTCATAAGATTTACTATGATGACACTACTAACGACATCGATCTGCTTGATCTTAGCGCACTTGTGGGGAGTTGCGTTCGGTTAGTAGTCGTCAAGAAAACCGATTTTTATAAGTTTGACCGCTTCGTTGATAAGTTGTATGACCTAAATCTTATCGAACTAAAAATCATTGAAGACTTTTCTGAATTTGAAGCAGAAGCAATGGATGACGAGGAACTAAATGTAGAAGATACTATGTCTGTTCTGTCTGATTTTGTTGACACTATTCAAACCGACCTTGAAAAGAACCGGATTAAGAACATTCTACAAACACTCTATGTTGAGGCACAGAACGTTACAGTATGATTATTTTTAACACTATTCGTTGGAAGAACTTTCTTTCAACCGGCAATCAGTTTACTGAAATCAAACTGGACCGCTCACCCAATACCCTCATAGTCGGTGAGAACGGCGGTGGAAAGTCCACGATGCTTGACGCATTGTGTTATAGCCTTTTCGGTAAGCCGTTTCGTAATATCAATAAACCGCAGCTGGTAAACTCCATCAACAAGAAGCAACTGTTGGTTGAGGTGGAATTCCAATCTGGGCGTAAGTCTTATAAGATTGTTCGTGGTATCAAGCCAGGTCTTTTTGAAATCTATGTTGATGGTGAACTGTTGAACCAAGATGCAGCCGCTAGAGATTATCAAAAGTATCTTGAGGAATCAATTCTCAAGTTGAACTACAAGTCTTTCACTCAGATTGTAATTCTTGGTTCAGCCTCATTCACGCCGTTTATGCAGTTGCCGTCTGGTACTCGCCGTGAAATCATTGAAGACCTACTTGACATTCAAATCTTTACCACTATGAATGTGGTGTTGCGTGACAAGTTGAATGCTCTTAAAGACCAAATTCAAGATGCTGACGGTAAGCTGGAAGTTTTGAAGCAGAAAGCATCAATTCAAAAGGAATATGTTGACACACTGGAGACAAATCGTGAAAAGAGAGTTGACGAGATATTGGGACGTATTGAGGCTGGCGAAAGGCAGATTGAAAGTCTTACAAATCTCGCCGCTGATTTGGAGGGGCAGAAAGTTTCGGTTGAAGAAGCCCAAAAGAGTCTCGGAGACCTTGCAGACAAGCAAAAGAAACTCGACTCCTTTAAAACCAAATTTTCCACCCAACTCCGCGATCTCCAAAAAGAGGTGGCATTCTACAAGGAAACAGATGAGTGTCCGACCTGTCGGCAGGGGATTGCTCACGACCATAAAGAAACCATCGTATCATCCAGACAAGAGAAAATGCAAGAACTATCTTCTGGAATGGAGAAGTTACAAGAAGAGTTTACAAAACTTGAGGAACTTATCGCGGAAAATGAGACTCTCTCCGAACAAATTTCTAAACTGAATAAAGAAATTATCACGCACAACAACGAAATGATTGTTCAACAAAGATTGATTCAAACTCTTAATCTGGAACTGAATGATATTACATCTAAAACTGGTGATATAGATACTGAAAAGAATAAGCTAAAGACTTATGCTAAGGAAGTTCTGGCTCAGAACGAAGAAAAGGCCAAGTTGAATGAAGAAAAGCATTACATGGATGCTGTCTCCACTCTCCTCAAGGACACTGGTATTAAGACTAAGATTATTCGGCAGTATCTTCCAGTTATCAATAAATTGGTGAATAAATACTTACAATCAATGGACTTCTTTGTGCAGTTTAATCTGGATGAAAAGTTCGATGAAACTATCAAGTCTCGCCATCGCGATGACTTTAGTTATGCTTCATTCTCAGAAGGTGAAAAGCAACGTATTGACCTAGCACTTCTCTTTACATGGAGAACTATTGCTAAGATGAAGAATAGCGTGGCTACCAATCTTTTGATTTTGGATGAGGTATTTGATAGTTCACTAGATAACAACGGTACAGATTATGTTATGTCTCTACTTGATACTTTGGGTGAAGACACCAATGTATTTGTTATCAGTCATAAGGGTGACCAACTGTTCGATAAGTTCCGCAGTTTGATTAAGTTTGAAAAGAAAAATAACTACAGTGAGATGGTGATATAATGGATTTAATTAAGTTTACTGACCCCACACTTCGGGTTGAGCCAACAGCGTTTGATTTTGAAAAAGAAGATGCTAAGGATTTGACTGACAGACTATGGACAAAGTGCCGAGAACTAAAAGGTCTTGGCCTTTCTGCCAATCAAGTTGGTATTGATGCTAAAGTTTTTGTCATGGGTACCGATGAAGAGAATAGAAAAAATGTTTTTAATCCTAAGATTGTTTCCTCGTCGGAAGAAACAAATCTTGCTAAAGAGGGTTGTCTAAGTTATCCTGGTCTGTGGCTGTCCATCAAACGCCCAGCCTCTATCACTGCATCATATCAGAATGTTGAAGGCGAATATATAGTTGAAGAGTTTACGGGATTACCTGCTAGAATCTTTCAACATGAATATGATCATATGCTTGGGTTGAATTTCTCTGACCATGCCTCTGAAATGAAAATGAAGATGGCTATGAAGTCCCTAGAAAAACGAGCAAAAAGGTATATTAGAAAATATGTCCAACACAACCTATGATTTCGGATTTACATTCGAAGACCCAACTGAAACAGTAATCCATGTTCCAGAACCATATAGTTCTCAGCCCATCGACACCGGCGAATTAAAAGATGAGATTATGGCCAAACTATATGACCTCGAAGCTAGACTTCTTAACGTGGACCAATCGACACTTATCTCAGAACATAAGCGATTGGTCGAAATGGAAGTTGCGGAAAAATTGAAGCAGGTAGAAGATATGATTCTACCATTATTATATAACCTGATGAAAAATCCTGAAAAGGAATACATCCACTGGCCGAATAGGACACCAATCATTGATAACCAAATTGAAAAGATCACCGCAATCACACGATTCTATGAATGACTTTGATGGCCCCTCTAAACCCAGGTTCTTTGCGCAACCTGCCTCTACTGTAGTAAATCTATATCTCTGTGGTGAAATTAAAGCAGCCGAAGAATATGTAGAATGGTTCCAGTTGTTCCGTGCCGCTGGTGAAAACGACATCATTTACATTCGTATCAACAGCGAAGGTGGTGACCTGTTTGCCGCTCTACAGATTGTAAGAGCAATTCAAGAATCAAATGCCACTATCATCTGTTCGGTAGAAGGCATCTGTATGTCGGCTGCAACTCTAATCTTCCTGAGTGCGGACCGCTTTGAACTCTCTGACCACACCATGTTTATGTTCCACAATTATTCGAGTGGCACAATCGGTAAGGGCGGCGAAATGTATGACCAGATTACACACTTCCGTGCTTGGTCTGACAAGCTATTCAATTCTTTCTACAAGGACTTTCTGACGCCAGAAGAAATCAAGTCGATGCTTGACAACAAAGACATCTGGCTTGACGCGGAAGAAGTTGCAAAGCGTTTGAAGCATCGCATCGAAGCAGATAACGACGAGCCAGAAGAAGCTCCAAAGCCCAAGAAAACACGGAAGAAAGCCGTTCCTGCATAAATACTACTTGACATTTCCTTGCGAATCGAGTAGTATATAAACATGATCAGTTTTAAAGAGTTTCTAAACGAGTCGCAAGATGGTGCCGGATTAACAATCTGGGACATTGATGAAACTCTATTCCGTACCAAAGCCCGTGTCCATATCGTCAAAGGCGGTAAGATAATCAAGACATTGGGTAACAAGCAATACAATACATATATTCTACAGCCGGGTGAGTCCTTCGACTTTAGCGAGTTTAGGGACGCCCGGCATTTTCGTGACACCAGCGAACCCATCGCCAAAGCGATTCGCAAATTGATTGCGATGCATAAGAATATCAAAGCCCGTGGCAGTAAGATGGTTGTCATCACAGCCCGTTCTGACTTCGATGACCGAGATATTTTCCTAGATACTTTCCGTCAGCATGGCATTGACATTGATGACATTCATGTCCATCGTGCTGGCAATCTTGGTGCCATGCCCTCTGCGGCTGCTAAGAAAATCTATATTAAACAATACCTTGACACTGGTAAATACACTCGCGCCCGTCTCTTTGATGACGCGGTGTCCAATCTCCAGATGTTCAAAGACCTTGCACATGAATATCCCAATGTAAAGTTTGAGCCGTTCTTGGCTCACGAAGATGGTTCAATGACTCGTTTTTAACTTGACATTACCATCGATTCGTGTATACTAATAATATAAGGAGAATGATTATGATTAAGTCTATTGTTTCTAGTATTGTTGCTATCAGTGTTCTTGCTACTCCTGTAGTTGCAGAAGCCAAGGGTCGCGGTGAACACCGCAGCGAACGCCACGAGCGCAAGCGCGGCAATCATATTAATACCGGCGAAGCTATTGCTATCGGTCTCGGTGCCTTTATTCTCGGTGCTGCTATTAAAAACAACAATGGCCGCGATGAGGAAGTTGAGCGTGAAGTTTATGACCGCGAGTATGAATATCACTATCGTAACCGTGATGCATATTATCGCCGGGATCGCAACTGCCGCACCACAGAAGTTACGGAATATGACTACTACGGCAATCGATATATTCGCCGTGAGCGCCGTTGTTTCTAAACGAATCACTTGACATTTGGTCGCGAATCGACTATAGTAAATAATGTGATTGATTGATTGATGAGGTTTTGTGATGTCCCAGTTTGCTGAAAAGTCGATTCTCGCCAAGTTGTTGGCGACCGAAAACGTAATGGTCGAACACCAGAAGGTGCCGACTGCCTATTTTGACCTGCAAAATCGCACGGTCGTTCTTCCCATCTTTAAAGAAATGTCCGCTGACCTCTATGACCTCTTGATTGGTCATGAAGTAGGTCACGCTCTCGAAACGCCTGCCGCCGGTTGGCATAGCAGTCTCTCTGAGAAGGGTGCTGGCTTCAAGTCGTTCCTTAACATCATTGAAGATGCCCGCATCGAACGCAAGATGAAGGACCGCTACCCCGGTATCCGTCGCTCGTTTTTCAACGGCTACAAAGAACTGTTCGACCAGAATTTCTTCGGCGTTGAAGGCATGGACCTCACCAAGTTGAAGTTCATTGACCGCATCAACCTTCACGCTAAGGTTGGTGCTTTCCTCAACATCAAGTTCTCTGCCGAAGAGCAGGCTTACGTTGACCGTCTCGACCAGCTCCAGACTTGGGATGATGTGGTTGCTCTGGCTACCGAACTCTACGAACGTGCCGAGACTTCGACCGAAGAACTTGACTTCGAAGAATTCATGAACGCCATGAGTAGCATGGCTGACAGCGACGGTGAGTTTGACCCCACCGCAGATTATGTCGAAGTTCCTGGCGCACCTGCGGCAGAGCAGGCTGAAAAGCAAGACAAGCCTCAGCCGTCTGCTGGCAAGTCCGAAGAAGAAACTTCCGACGACCAGCAAAGTGGTGGTCAGACTGACAAGACCGAAGAAAAGTCGGACGAAGAAACCGACCAAGCATCTGACAAAGCCTCAGACGAATCTTCTGACAAAGATGCCGAGAAGACCGAAAGCGATATCGAACCATCTTCGTTCACTGACCAGAACTTCCGTGACAACGAGGACAGTCTTCTGGACGCCAGCGCCCGTGAGACTTTCTACTCCAAGTTGCCAGTTCTGAACCCTGCTGATTATGTTGTCGGTATCAAGACTGTTGAACAGATGCTTAAATTCACCGTTGGTGGCCGAGCAAAGATGAACGGCAAGACTGTCGAACAAGTCAAGATGGACCTCTACAAGGACTTTCTGGCTACGAACGGTAAGTACCTGTCTGCTATGGCTCAGGACTTCGAGCGTAAGAAGACCGCCCAGTCGCTTATGCGCGCCCAGACTTCTAAGACTGGTCGTATCAATATGGACAAGGTATGGGCTTACAAGATTACGGAAGACCTGTTCCTTCAGAACACGGTAGTTCCTAATGGTAAGAACCACGGCATGATTCTGTATCTTGATATGTCGGGCAGCATGTCGCCCAACATGGCTGGTACCATGGAGCAGTTGGTTCTGCTTGCTTCGTTCTGCCAAAAGGTTCGCATCCCGTTTGAAGTTTATGGCTTCATCACCAACTCATATGCGCCTGATGACTATAGTCGGTCAATTCGTAGCCGTAACGATTACACCGACAAAAAGAACCTCGTGATTAACGACCCTAACTTCCGTATGCTCCAGCTTGTTGCTACTGGTGTTTCTGGCGCTAAGTTCAAGACCCAGATGGCAAATCTTCTAGCACTCGGTAAGTCTTATGACCGTCACTATGTTGACCTCTATCTTGACCATTCAGCCCAGACCGCGTTCGGTCTTGGTAGCACTCCTCTTGAGGAAGCTATCATCATCGGCCGCTACATTGCCGAAGAATTCAAGACCCGTAATCGGATTGAGGTTCTCTCGTCGGTGTTTCTGACAGACGGTCAGGGTGATGCCAACTTTGGTGTTGCTGGTGGTCGCGACGGTGATAGCTTTCGTAAGAACCTTGCGATTGTTGACACAAAGACTCGTCGCACCTTTAAGGGTGAATATGATGGTGGTAGCTATCGTTCTACGGCTTTCTGCCACGCTTTGCTCGACCTTTACAAGACCACTACTGGTTCGCGCCTGATTAACTTCTATCTAATGAACCCCTATGACCTCAAGTATATCATTGCTCGTTCTGGTCTTGATGGTGTGGTACAGGACGCTGTCCGTAAGTCATTCAAGAAAGAGGGTGCTGCCCTCCTCAAGAATGCGAACGGCTTTGATGACCAGTTCCTTATCAAGTCTGGTCGCAGCCTCCAGGTTCAGGAAGATACTCTTACTGTAGACTCGAACGATAAGAAGGAACTTATGAAAGCCTTCAAATCGTTCCAGGACAAGAAAGCAATGGGTCGTGTAATCCTTTCTAAGATGGTCGAAGCGGTAGCCTAAAAATTACCGCTTGACTTCTCCATCGAATCTGCTATTGTAAAATAGTAGACAGAAGAGAGAAAGTGATTCGTTATGAACCTTGGTGTCCAGATGAAGCAGAAATTTTTCGCCGAAGGAAATGTTTTACCGAAATGTGTTAATCCTGGTTGTGTCCGTTTCGTCCAGGTGCGAGATTGGAAAAACTGGTCTATTAAGTCCGAGTGTGGTAGCTGCTACAAAGCCCGTGTAACTGGCTTTCGTGGGCCTGCTATGAATGGTATAGAAATTCATAAAAAAGAATATTGTGAAAATGCTGATGGTCGATTGGGCTGGGAATGTCCCGTGCCAGTTCGTTCTTGGAAAGAACTTGGTATGTTAAATGCTCTTGACCTCGAGCATCTGGACGGCGACCATTTTAATAATGCTCCAGAGAATGTCGATACAATCTGCAAACTCTGTCATGGTAAGAAGTCCACTATCAATAATGATTTTTCAAATACCAAAGAATCTGCACGGCGAATCGTGCATTAATGCTTGACATTTGGTCGCGAATCGACTATAGTGAATAATGTGATTGATGATGTTTGTTTATGAAAAAGGTGATTTTATTATGACTAATACCCGTGAAGCAATGCTTGCTGCCCTCCGTGCCTCTGATACAAATGGTGGCATTTTCCGCAAGCGTGAAGTTATTGCCGTGTCGAATGCTCTTGGACTCAAGAGCCGCATTGCAGACAAGATTATGGAAGAGGGTCTGAAGGTCTCTCGCGGCGTTTACGATTTGTCGGCTGCAATGGCTGGCGTGACTGCCATCCCCGCTCCAGTGATGCCCCAACCTGTTGCTGAAATTGTGTCGAAGCCTGTTGCCAAGACCTTGATGCAACCTAAGCTGGAAGTCACAATTGACAATCTGGTGCCCCGTGTCGATACGACCTACGTGCCGTTCGGTTTCTACAAGGACCTTGTCAAGGTTCTCAAAGCAGAGGCCTTCTACCCCACGTTCATCTCTGGTCTGTCTGGTAACGGTAAGACCACGATGGTTGAACAGGCTTGCGCTAAGTTGAAGCGCGAGGTTATGCGTGTCAATATCTCGGTTGAGACCGACGAGGATGACCTGATTGGTGGCAACACCCTTGTCGATGGCAACGTGGTGTACCGCGAAGGTCCTGTTCTCACCGCCATGAAGCGTGGTGCAATCCTTATTCTTGATGAAATCGACCGTGGTTCGAACAAGATGATGTGTATGCAAGCCATTCTCGAAGGCAAGCCTTACTTCAATAAGAAGACTGGTGAGACGGTCTACCCTGCAAAGGGCTTCAACGTGATTGCCACTGCTAACACCAAGGGTCGTGGTTCCGACGATGGCAAGTTCATCTCGGCCCAGATTCTTGATGACGCCTTCCTTGAGCGTTTCGCCATCACCGTTGAGCAAGAATACCCATCTGCTAAGGTTGAAAAGCAGATTGTCATGAACAAGATGGAAAAGGCTGGTGCGATTGATGAAGAATTCGCCGATAACCTTGTCACTTGGGCTGAAATCATCCGTAAGACTTTTTACGATGGTGGCATTGACGACCTGATTTCGACCCGCCGTCTTGAACACATTGTCAACGCCTTTGCCATGTTCAAGTCGCGTAACAAGGCTGTAGAACTTTGCGTCAATCGCTTTGATGCTGATACCAAGTCCGCATTCCTTGACCTCTACGGTAAGGTTGATGCTAAGGTTGATATCGCACCTACCGAAGATGCAAATGATGACAAGTTTTTTGATGAAACCCCTTTCTAAGGAGATAGTATGACAATTAAATATAAGTATAACGAAGGTGACCTGTTAAAGCAGGTCACCGAGTATGTCAACGCCACTTATGGGCAGCACTACTCGCAAAACAAGTACCAAGCTACCGAGTTTATCATTGATGGTGGACATGGCGTAGGCTTCACGGTTGGAAATATCATGAAGTATGCCCAGCGTTACGGTCATAAGGGAACTCCCGAAGACTGGCGCAAGGACCTCATGAAGGTTATTCACTATGCCATCATTGCACTACATGTTCATGATAAGCAACAACAGCCCAGTCTAACAGGACTTTACGAGGATGTCAAGCTAAAACCTGCTCTAGCTACCGCCTTGTCTACGGTCACTTTGGGCGACTACCAAAATAGTGATGATACTATTACTTTTAGTCCCGACTTTGACCTTATGTTCGTTCCTAACTGGAATGAAAACCTTATGAACACTAGTTCTCTCTTGACAACTGAGACAAATTCTGTTATATCAAATACTGGTACTAAGACCAAAAAGAAAAAGGGTTAATATATTATGAAGATTTCCAATGAAACACTTTCACTTCTAAAGAACTACGCTGGTATCAATACCAATATTCTGTTTCGGCAGGGTAATGTAATTGGTACCGTTAGTCCTGGGAAGAACATCTTTTCACGCGCCACGGTTACTGAAACCTTCCCGCGTGAATTTGCCATCTACGACCTGAATACTCTTCTGGCTCTTCTCACTTTGATGGAAGATCAGGATGTAGATTTTGGCGAGAGTAGCATCAAGGTTAGCAAGGACGGTTCGAAGTTCGAATACTTCTATTCTGATCCCGGCACCGTGACCGCTGCTCCCGACAAGAACCTTGAGATTGAACCTGTGTGGTCGTTCGACCTTTCGGCGGACGCAATCAGTATGCTTCTCCGCGCCGCATCAATCACCTCGGCACCAATCATCAGCATTGTATCGGATGGCGCCCAGGTTCAACTCAAGGTTGGCGACCCCACCAATTCTTCGGCAAACTCTTACACTAAGACTATCAGCACCGATGCTGCTCCCGTGTTTGATTGCCGAGTGAAGACCGAGAACCTCAAAGTCCTGTCTGATAACTACACTGTCACGCTTGGTAAGAAGCGCGCCATGGAGTTTAAGAGCAAGGGTCGTGAACTCGTTTATTACATTGCAATGGACCCTGCGTCCTCTATCTAAGGAGAAATAATATGACCAAGTTTGAATTTACATTTAATGCCCGCATTCCTTATGATGCCGAAGAAGACCCACGGGATGTAACCATTTCGTTTACCACAAGTGACGCGGACGAAGTTATTCGCCAGTTCAATAAGCTCCTCGTTCTTAATGACTTTGATGCACAGGTGGCTGTAGTATAATGGCAGAGAAGTTTAAATTTAAAAACAAGTGGGATGATGAAGCCAGCGAACAGGAACTACCTGAGATTGTTCCTGCCGTAGTCTTCAAGACCCGTGTCCGTGATGACTCGATTGAAGGTCCAAACCCATTCCGTTGGGAAGATAAGACAACCTATGATTACTTTGCAGGTAAGCGTGTAGTTCTGTTCTCTCTTCCTGGTGCATTTACTCCAACATGTTCCACGATGCAACTTCCTGGTTTCGAACAGAAGTTTGCCGAGTTTAAGGCACTTGGTATCAAGGACATCTACTGTGTATCTGTCAATGATGCCTTTGTTATGAATTGCTGGGCCAAAGACCAGAAAATCAAGAAGGTCAAGATGATTCCTGATGGTTCTGCCAACTTCACTTCTGCAATGAGGATGGATGTTTACAAGGACAATCTTGGCTTTGGTCGTCGCTCGTGGCGTTATGCATGTGTTGTGAACAACGGCCAGATTGAGAAGTGGTTTATTGAAGGCGATGTCGTTGAAGATAACATCGATTCAGATCCCTATGGTGTAACTTCACCAGAAAATATTCTTGACTGGTTGCGCAACAACTGATATATTGAATGCTGGTCACTAAGCCAGAGTCCGTGGATGCACTAACTTCGCGACGGACATTTTACTTTATTATGGAGAATGAATATGCGTGATGACTTCCTCTGGGTTGAGAAGTATCGTCCTCGTAAGCTGGACGATTGTATCTTGCCCGACGAACAACTTAATACCTTTCGCCAGTTTGTGGCGACTGGTGAGATTCCCAATATGCTCCTGTGTGGCTCGGCTGGTGTAGGTAAGACTACTATCGCCCGAGCCATTTGTGAGGAACTGGGTTGTGACTATATCGTTATCAACGGTTCAGAAGAATCTGGTATCGATGTTCTCCGCACCAAGATTCGTGAGTTTGCATCCTCTGTCTCGTTTACTGGCAAGACTAAGGTTGTTATTCTAGACGAAGCGGATTACCTGAATCCAAACTCTACTCAGCCAGCCCTTCGTGCCTTCATTGAAGAGTTTGCCAACAACTGCCGCTTCATCTTTACATGTAACTTCAAGAACCGCATCATTGCTCCTCTCCATAGTCGAACTGCGGTGATTGAATTCAAGTTGACTAAGGCTGATAGACCTAAGATGGCTGGTCGTTTCATGAAACGCCTTGGTGATATTCTTGAAGCCGAGGGTGTGCAGTATGATGACAAGGTTGTAGCCGAAGTCCTCAAGAAGCACTTCCCAGATTATCGCCGTGTTCTTAATGAACTCCAGCGATACAGTGTAAGTGGTACTATCGATGCTGGCATTCTAGCCAACGTCCAAGAAATCAACATGAAAGAACTTGTTGATGCCCTGCGTGGCAAGGACTTCAAGAAGGTCCGTCAGTGGGTTGTAGATAATATCGACAACGATCCTGGTATCATCTTCCGTAAGATTTATGATTCCATTCTAGATGATGTTAAGTATCCTGCCGCTCTTATCGTTCTGTTGGCCGACTATCAATACAAGTCTGCTTTCGCTGCTAACCAAGAAATCAATCTCGTAGCCTGTCTGGTTGAGATTATGGCTGGAGTGGAGTGGAAGTAATGAATGGTATTCTAGAGGGTCTAGGTGATCCGAAGGTAGAATACAAGCCAGAAGACTTTGTAGAGAAAAAAGCTAAGATTTCTCCCTTCGATTTCATCAACGATATTAACCACAAAAAGACCAATCTTATTGTAGATGAGTGGTCTGAGAAGCAATACAATCCTTGGATTATCAATCGTGGTTTGAGTTTCAGTGCCGACACTGTTATTCCAGCCAACGAGATGAACTGCCGTCCACACCTGGACAAGTCTATGCAAAACTCTTTTCTTATAAATACAATTAGGTCTAGAAAGCGATTCGACAAATGGATCAAACTCGAAGACGATGTAGAAATTGAGATGATTAAAGAGTATTATGGCTATAGTAATGAAAAAGCTCGCCAGGCTCTTACAATTCTCTCGGAAGAACAAAAACAAAAAATAAAAGAGAAATTGTATAAAGGTGGTAGAAAATGAGCGAAGATTTTTTTGATATTAACTATCCCGGGTATGCTCCCTTGGAAGTTAAGTTGGAGAATCCAGACGACTTTCTAAAGGTTCGTGAAACTCTTTCGCGCATCGGTGTAGCGTCCCGTAAGGATAAGATTCTTTATCAGTCCTGTCATATCTTGCATAAGCAAGGTAGATATTTCATTGTTCACTTTAAGGAACTCTTTGCCCTCGACGGCAAGGATGCAGACTTTAGTGATAATGATTTGCAACGTAGAAATACTGTTGCACATCTTCTTTCGGACTGGGGCTTGATTACTATCCTCAATCCAGAAATTCATGAGGACAAAGCTCCTCTGAATCAAATCAAAGTAATTGCTCACAAAGAAAAGAACGACTGGGAACTTATTCAAAAGTATAACATCGGTCGTAAAAAGTAATTGACTTTCTTCTAAAAATGTAGTATAAATAAAAAGTGCCACGCTTCGGGTGGCACTTTTTTTAATCTCGCTTAATAGGAGAACAATTATGAAATTTAATACAACTAATCTAGCAGACTTCGACCGTTATTTTGTAGGTGCAGATCGTGTTATGAAGAGGCTGGCAGATATTGCCGATCAATCTTCGCAGATGATGCCAATTAAATATCCCCCTTACAATATCAAGAAGGTCGATGAAGACCGCTACGTGATTGAACTGGCAGTTGCCGGTTTCGGTAAGTCCGAGATTGATATTGAATTACAAGAAGGTCTGTTGAGTATTCGTGGTAAAATCGACCCGGTCGATAATACCGAATACCTCTACAAAGGAATTGCCGAAAGAGGATTCAAGCGTGAATTCACTCTTGCGGATAATGTAGAAGTAAAAAGTTCTACTCTGGTAAATGGTATGCTGAAAATTTTTCTTGAAGCATTCGTTCCAGAAGAAAAGAAAGCCAAGAAGATAGACATTACCGATGGTGATAATGAATATCCATCACAAGCTGCCGAATTTTTAGCAGAAGGTAAAACTAAGTAATGTTTAATCATAAGTTTATGGTGCCCGTTTCGCGGGCAGCCCATCTGGCAGTAGCAAGTTTGCTAATGTTGGTGGGTTATGCAATTTTAACTATTTAAGGTGAATGCTATGTCCAATATCAAATGTATAAAGCTAATCAGTGGCGAGGAAATCATCGCCGATATTGATGAAAGTGTTGAAGGTCTCGTTCTTCTGAAAAAGCCTCTATTGATTATGATGGTACCTAACCAGAACAATCAGTTTGGTATTGGACTAGCACCCTTTTGTCCGTATGCTCAGACCGGAGATATTCCCATCCGTGCTGGTGCAGTAGTTTCCATTTTCGAACCAGACACTGGAATGAAGAACGAATATAATACTCGTTTCGGTAGTGGTATCGTCATTCCAGAAAGTAAGATTATCGTATGAAATTATTTACCGCATTTCTAGTAGCCGCATCCCTAGTTGCCACACCTGCTCTAGCAGCCACCCATAATTGGAAGGTTATTAGAGTAATGGATGGTGATACGATTGAAGTCGAAGCACCATGGGTACCAACACCACTTAAACCTGTAATTAAGATTCGTGTTCTGGGTGTAGACACCCCCGAAAAGGGCGGCCGCGCACAGTGTCCTAAGGAAGCTGCCGGTGGCGAAGCAGCAACAAACTTTACTAAGTCTGTTATCAAACCTGGTCAAGTAGTTCAGGTAGATCTTCAGGACTGGGATAAGTTTGGCGGTCGTGTGCTTGGCTATGTCAAGTATAATGGCAAAGACTTGACACAGGAACTAATCAAGGGTGGTTTCGCCCGTGCCTATATGGGCGAAAAGAAAGCATCATGGTGCAACTAAAACCTCTTTACTTTTGTTATGTTTTATAGTATAGTAGTATTTGAATTGAAAAGAGGTTTACATGAAGTTTTATACCAGCGCACACCAATATGGCTCCAAGATTCTCGTTCGAGGTGTTCATAATGGTGTGCGCTTCAACCGCAGGGAAGACTTCTCTCCCGTTCTTTATGTGAAGAGCAAAGAAGAAGGTGTTCACAAGTCCTTGTATGGTGACAATCTCCAGCCGATTGAGTTTGAGAACAACAACGCAGCCAAAGAGTTTATTCAAACCTATGGTGAAGTAGATAACTTTCCTATCTATGGTCAGACAAACTTTGGTTATCAGTATATCACACATAAGTTTCCTGGTGAAATCCAGTGGGACATTAATGCACTAAAGATTGAGACTATCGATATCGAAACGAAGACCGAGTTTGGTTTTCCAGACATCAATAATCCGATTGAAGAGATTCTTCTCATCACAGTCAAAGACCTAATCTCTCGCCAGATTATTACCTATGGCTGCGGTGAGTTTGATGATGTTAACTCGGAAGAAATTCGCAACCTTCGTGCCGCTGGTAATAAGTTCCTGTATGTCAAGTGTGATGATGAGCGTGACTTGCTAGAAACTTATGTTCGATTCCATTCTGACAATCATCCAGATATCATCACTGGTTGGAACGTTGAACTTTTCGATATTGCATATCTGATTGCCCGAATTGAGCGGATGTTCAATGATGAAAACGCCACCAAGAAGAAGTTTTCTCCTTGGGGTCTAGTGCAACGTAAGAACATGAACGTCATGGGGCGTGAAATGTTTACCTATGAAATGAAGGGCATCGCCGTTCTAGATTACCTGGACCTCTATAAGAAGTTCACGTATTCTAACCAAGAGTCTTATAAGCTAGACCATATTGCCTCTGTAGAACTTGGTAAGAACAAGCTGGAAAATCCTTATGAAAGTTTCCGTGAGTTTTATACTAAAGACTGGCAGAAGTTTGTTGAATACAACGTCCGAGACGTTGAAATCGTGGACGAACTTGAACGTAAGTTGAAGCTGATTGAACTAATTCTTACAATGGCATATGACGCCAAGTGTAATTACAATGACGTTTTCTCACAGGTTCGCACCTGGGATTGTCTTCTCTACAATCACCTGTATGATAAGAACATCCACATTCCGCAGAAGAGAGACCAGCAAGGTCGTGGTATCGAAGGTGCTTACGTTCAAGAACCTAAGCCGGGTAAGTATGACTGGGTAGTTTCTTTCGATGCTACCTCTCTGTATCCGTCGATCATTATGCAGTATAACATGTCACCTGAAACCATGGTAAATGGTTATGTCAAAGACACCACCGTGCGTGGACTTCTTGATAAGACCTTTGACCTTGATGACCTCAAAGCCAATGATTATTGCATGACCTCTAATGGGTATTGTTATAATCGCACGAAGCAAGGCCTGTTTCCTGAAATCGTAGAGAAGTTCTTCGGTGACCGCCAACGTTATAAGAAGTTGATGATTGCCGCGCAGAAAGAATATGAAAAGACTAAAGACGAAAAACTAAAGAACGACATCTCGAAGTATAATAACTTCCAGATGGCAAGAAAGATTCAGTTGAACTCTCTCTTTGGTGCCATGGGCAATGAATACTTCCGCTATTATGATGCTCGTGTGGCTGAAGGCATCACAATGACCGGTCAGTATATCATTCAAGAAGTTGGTAAAGCACTTGACGTTTATCTCAACAAGGTCGTAGGAACAAATGGACACAACTACTCTTTCTACAGCGATACTGATTCTTGTTACATTTCCCTGGAGCCTCTTGTTAGTAAGTTTTATCCTGATATGGACCGCGATAAACTCATTGGCGTTCTCGATAAAATCTGCGAAGAGAAAATCACAGAGGCAATCAACAAGAGTTGTGATGGACTTGCGAACTACACGAACGCATTTCAAAAGAAGATTATCTTCAAACGTGAAGCAATCGCGGAACGTGGCATCTGGGTTGCAAAGAAAAGGTATGCGCTTAATGTCTATGACAACGAAGGGGTCCGCTACAAAGAGCCAAAGCTCAAGGTCATGGGTCTCGAAATCGTCCGCTCGTCTACGCCCGCGCCGGTTCGCACGAGCCTCAAAGAAGCCGTCAGACTCTGCCTGACTTCCGACGAAGCAACTCTACAGAAGTTCATTGAAGAAACCCGCGATGCCTTCTACAAGATGTCGCCAGAAGAGATTGCATTCCCGCGTGGTGTCAATGGGCTGTCTAAGTATACATCTACGGCTGATATTTATGGCAAGGGGACACCGATGCATGTTCGAGGTGCCTTGATGTATAACCATATGATCAAGAAAGCCAACCTTGATAGGAAGTATGAATTGATTCAAGAAGGTGAGAAGATTAAATTTCTTTATCTAAAAGAGCCAAATACAATGCATGAAAATTGTATCGCTTTTCTTGGAATCCTTCCAAAAGAGCTTGACATCCACAGGTATATAGACTATAAGATGATGTTCCAGAAAGCATTTCTTGACCCACTTAACATGATTGTCGGTGGCCTTGGTTGGTCTACTGAGAAAAAAGCAACATTAGAGGACTTATTCGCATGAACGCACTACTTGACAAACTAAGAAAGAATAGCACAATCAAAGAAACCAATGTGCTATCAGAAAGCAAACTGTTTAGCACTAAGGATTTAATCCAGACTTCTGTTCCCGCATTGAATGTGGCTCTGTCTGGTAAGTTAGATGGTGGTCTGACACCTGGACTGACCATCTTTGCTGGTCCATCGAAGCACTTCAAGACAGCGTTTGCTATGATGCTAGTGAAGAGTTTCTTGGACAAGTATGATGATGGTATTGTTCTGTTCTATGACTCGGAGTTTGGTGCTCCTCAGTCATACTTTGAGAACTTTGGTATTGATACTGGTAAGGTTGTTCATACTCCCATTACCGATATCGAACAATTGAAGCACGATATCATGAAGCAAGTCAACGAAATTGAGCGCAAGGATCGTGTCATGATTGTTGTTGACTCTGTTGGTAACCTTGCTTCTAAGAAAGAAGTTGATGATGCTCTAGATGGCAAGTCTGTTGCAGATATGACTCGTGCCAAGCAGATGAAGTCTCTCTTCCGTATGATTACGCCACACCTTACCATCAAGGACATTCCTATGGTAGTTGTCAATCATACTTACATGGAAATCGGTATGTTCCCGAAAGCCATTGTCTCTGGTGGTACAGGCATCTACTACTCGGCCGACAATATCTTTATCATTGGTCGCCAACAAGAGAAGCAAGGTACCGAGATTATCGGTTACAACTTCATCATCAACGTAGAGAAGTCTCGTTACGTCCGTGAGAAGTCCAAGATTCCTATCGAAGTTACCTTCGAAGGTGGTATCAGCAAGTGGTCTGGTCTACTAGACATTGCTCTTGAAAGTGGTCACGTAATCAAGCCTTCTAACGGTTGGTACCAGCTGGCCACAGAAGAAAAGAAGTATCGCTTGAATGATACATACAACAAGGAATTCTGGCTGCCAGTGTTGACTGACCCAACCTTTAGTGAGTGGGTTGAGAAGCGGTATCGTATGGCTGGTGGACAAATGATGGAGGGTGAAAATGTGGAAATTCCTGACGAAGATATTTCAGAAGAATACGAAAATCTGTGACCAATGTGGTTGCGGCATCAATCCTAAGAAAGATGCCGCAATCTGTCTTCATGGTTCAGAACATGGCCTAACTTTTGAGAAGTGGGTCTGTGAAGATTGTTGCATGAAGATTGCTAATGAGTATGAAGAATATTTTGAACTAGAGGATGCGGCAGTTGCAGAAGAAAATTGAAACTATTATCCTAAGTAAGTTGATTTCGGATGAGGATTACCTGCGTAAGGTAATCCCATTCCTTAAAGACGAGTATTTCTCCGATAACGCCGAGAAGTTAATCTACCGTTACATCAATGAGTTTGTGACAAAATACAATTCACTTCCGACAATTGATGCCATTAACATTGCCCTACAGAATGACCGCAAGGTAAATGAGAAAGAGTATCAGCATGTTACCGAAACTCTGACTGCACTTGATGATGACGTAGATGCCAATGAGAAGTGGCTTCTAGACCAGACTGAAAAGTTCTGTAAAGACCGAGCGGTGTATAATGCCATCATGCAATCTATTCAGATTATCGATGGTGAAGATAAGGTTCATTCGCAAGATGGTATTCCATCCATTCTTCAAGATGCCCTGTCCGTGGGGTTCGACAACAACGTAGGCCATGACTACATTGATAACGCCGAAGAACGTTTTGATTTCTATCACCGCGCAGAAACCAAGCTGCCGTTTGACCTTGAAATGTTTAACAAGATTACCAATGGTGGTCTGCCGAACAAGACATTGAACATTGCTCTTGCTGGTACTGGGGTTGGTAAGTCGCTGTTCATGTGTCACATGGCTGCAGGTGCCTTGGGTCAGAACAAGAACGTTCTGTATATCACCATGGAAATGGCAGAAGAACGTATCGCAGAACGTATTGACGCCAACTTAATGAACGTCAACATCCAAGAACTCAAGGACCTGTCCAAGTCTATGTTCGACCAACGCATTGCTAAGATACGTTCGAAGACAGAAGGTCGTTTGATTGTCAAAGAATATCCAACAGCCAGCGCCCATGTCGGTCACTTCAAGGCACTGTTGAACGAACTCCAGTTGAAGCGAAACTTTAAACCAGATGTCATCTTCATTGACTATCTGAATATCTGTGCCTCTAGTCGCTACAAGGCTTCGTCTGGGGCTAACTCCTACACTGTCATTAAGGGTATCGCAGAAGAACTCCGTGGTCTGGCTGTAGAGTTTGATTTGCCAATCGTCTCGGCTACTCAGACAACCCGTAGTGGTTATGCCAACTCCGACGTTGAACTGACAGACACATCGGAATCATTTGGTCTACCAGCAACCGCTGACTTGATGTTTGCCCTAATTGCAACAGAAGAACTCGACAAGATGGGTCAGTTGATGATTAAACAGTTGAAGAATCGTTACAACGACCCTGGAATGAACAAGCGTTTCATGGTTGGTATTGACCGAGGCAAGATGAAGTTGTATGACTTGGAAGAAGAAGCCCAGTCTGGCATCATGGACTCTGGTCAAGATGACGTTCCCGTGTTTGAAAATACTACGATTGGTAAGCGGAGAGATTTTTCAAAATTTGATTTTTGACTTGACAAACCGTTATAAATGTAGTATAAAATAGTTATGCGCCGTTAGCTCATCTGGATCAGAGCGCGAGACTTCTAATCTTGAGGCAGCAGGTTCGAGTCCTGCACGGCGCACCAGTTTTTAGGAAATAATATGGACGAATTGAATCTAAAACTTGTAGTATCGTCATTTGTTTGGGCAAATGTGGGTAGTCAGAGTATGCCTCTATGGAAAACAATGGGTGGTAAAGAATACATTGTCAAATATTTCCGGGGTGAACCAACCTTCGAAATGATTAATGAGGAACTTGACAAAGTTGCCCACATGTTTGAGGGTGGCGATGCATTCACAAGAGAAACCGTTGCTGGCTTTGAAGTTTATTTCGCAGATGCACCGACCAATTCTGAAACATTTCAAGTCAATCTAAATGGCGCTATCGATTTTCCACCTATAGACCTCAGCGCGGTGGATGTCACCGAAGAATTGGATGCCATACTGCCATAAAAATACCGCTTGACATTTCCTCAGAATATGCTACTATAAAATAGTAGACAGAAAAGAGAAAATGTGATTCGAAAATGTTATAAATATAGGGTAATTTATAGAGATGGAAACCCTATGTTATCTTTCAGTCAATTTCTTTCAGAGGAAAAGAAGCCAGCAGCTGGCATTCAACACATTGAACATCCGTCGGATAGAACATTCGATAATAAAGACGCTGCACACCACGCATTGGAAACTCTGCGTGGTGTTGCGCATGGGAAAACGCCTATCACTCGCAAGATTGATGATAGAATGTCCTTTCATGCCGTGCGCACACCAGATGGTAAAGTCGGCGTAAAGTATAAGGGTCCAGGCGCCCACTATAATTTCTCTGCATCTGATATCGACAAGCAACATGGTCATAAACCATATCTTGTTGGTCCAATGAAGGCTTTACATAAGCACTTGGGTAAAGTTTTACCTAAGCATCCTGGTGAATATCAGGGTGGCTATATGAGTGAACCACATAACCGCGAAGTTAAAGATGGTCATATCGGCCACACACCTAACACCATTGAATATCATGCACCACTCCATAGCGAAGAAGGTCAAAAACTACACAAGTCTAAAGTAAGTATGACTATTCATACTGAATTGAAGGGTGAACATAAGACACCTCATCCCATCACTAGCACCACGCACTTCCAAAGCCATCCAGACGTTCACATGGTACAGCATCTTGTGGCACCACATGAACGTAAACTTTCTTCCGAAGTAAAGTCATCGGCTGAACACCATTTGAACTCGGCAGAAAAGTTGATGAAAGACCACTCGTATCATCATCTTTCAGGTCACGAAATACATCTCCGCTCTTACGTCAATAAGACTGTTACTAGTGGTGAAACACCATCTGTTGGTGGATATAAGAAGCACCTCGAAGCTGTTCATCAAAAGAGAATTGATGGCGTAAAGACTGCCGCCGCTAAAGAGCGTAAAGCGGAAGCAATGAAGGTTGATGTTTCTCATGTCACGAAAAACAAATCTGCTTTCGAAAAATCACTGGCTATTCACCATCATCTACAACAAGCAACTAATCATCTAGCACGTGGTCTTGACCATGCTGGTGGGGGTGGATTCCACACTCGTATCAGTGGTAAGGCATCCGGTGGCGAAGGTTATGTTGCCAATGGTCTGAAGGTTGTTGACCGCGAAGGCTTCTCAAAAGCTAACCGAGAGCGTAGTGCAATTCTAAGAGCAAGCAAGGGTAAATAATGGCTGACGTTCATCATCATATCACACAAGGTAGAATGAACCCAATCACCGTTGGTCATGAAGCCGTTGTCAATCAGGTTCGTAAGACTGCTGGCTCACACGGTCACACCATCGTTCTTACTGGCACACATGATGCCAAGAAAAATCCTCTATCGCCAGAACAGAAGTTGAAGCATGCCAAGAGAGCATTTCCTGGTGCTAATGTTCGTCTGCTAGATAAAGAACATCCAACTCTATTGCACCAACTGTCAAGGTTGCACAAGCAGGGCGTCACACATTTGCACTTGCACGTTGGTTCGGACCGAGCCCATGAGTTTCATGCGCTGACACATAAGTATAATGGTAAAGAAGGTCGTCACGGTCATTACGACTTCAAAAAGATTACTATTCATACAGTAGGTAAAGAGCGTTCGGATGCCGACACTGGTGTGGCAGGCGCTTCTGGTACGAAGATGCGCCAACATGCATCTGCTGGTAATGAAAAAGAATTTCATAAGATGGCACCTAGTGCCATGTCTACTAAACATAAGCACGAACTCTACAAAGATGTTCGCCATGGTATGGGGCTCCATGAAGCAATGTCCTTCAAGAACTTTCTAGGAGTCTAAAATGGCACAAATAATCAAACCGCATAATGGTGCACCCAGTGAATTTTTTGAAGTAGTAGTTACTGCCGACCAATTTGGTAATGTCACACATCCTGGAAATCCCGGAGGTACCGCAGTTGATGCATTTGGTCGTCAACGTGTATCAAATCCATTTACCCTTTTTGATTCTTCGCATAGATTTAAAGATAACAATCTCTGGGTAACAGCAACTACAGGAACTGCAACGGCGACATTCAATGCCAACCAAGGGTTGATTGACTTGACGGTGAATAATGCAGAAAACGCTGAAGTTGTTCGAGAAACCACAAAAGTTTTCTCATACCAACCTGGAAAATCTTTATTAGTATTGAATACATTTGTTATGTCACCAGCGAAAGCAGGTCTCAGACAAAGAGTTGGTTACTATGGCGCCAAGAATGGGATATATCTAGAACTAGACGGTTCTGTGTTGTCTTTCGTCAAAAGAAGTTTCGTAAGCGGTGGTCTGGTCGACACTAAAATAGAACAATCAACATGGAATATTGATACGTTAGACGGTAATGGACCTTCAGGTATCACATTAGACATTAGTAAAGCGCAAATTTTATGGATGGATATTGAGTGGTTGGGTGTTGGTTCAGTAAGACTGGGTTTTGTTATTGATGGGCAGTTTATTCATTGTCACACAATTCACCATGCAAATATAATTGCATCAACATATATTACCACTGCATCTTTGCCATTAAGATATGAAATAAAAAATACAACTGCTACTTCAGGTAGTAGCACAATGAAACAGATTTGTTCCACTGTAATTTCTGAAGGTGGTTATGTTTTATCAGGAGCGCAACAGGCAATTGGCATTCCAGTAAATTCGCCGAGAACATTGGGGACTGCTGGAACATTTTATCCTGTTATTGGTCTCAGATTAAAAACATCAGGAGATTTCTTAGATGCAATTATAATTCTTACCGCACTCTCTGTGATGCCAATATCCACGGGTGCATATAACTGGCAAATACGAGCATCTGGCACCATTACTGGTGGTGAATGGGTGGATGCTGCTGTTGACAGTGCCGTGCAATACAATATTACGGGCACTTCTAATTCTGGTGGAAGAATTCTTGCAAGTGGTTTCTTTAGTGCATCAAACCAAGGAACTACACAGATAGATATCTTGAAAGAAGCATTATTTAAGTTCCAACTCGAAAGAAATAGTCTGGCATCCACTCCATATGAACTCACACTTGTTGTTGCTTCTAATAGTTCCGATGACACGGTAGTTGCTTCCATGGACTGGGAAGAAATTTCTAGATAAGGAGATAATAGATGGGTAACTTTCTAACATACCTCAAAGATATGATGTCAGAAAATGGTAATCCATCTTCTAAGCGTTGGGTTGCTGTTGTTGCAACACTTCTTATCGTTATTGGTTACATTGCTAATCTATTCTGGGACTACACCATCGAAGAGTTTATCTTCAACGGTGTAATGTATATTGTTATCGGCACTCTTGGTATTACTGGTGTTGAGAAGTTCGCACCAAAGAAACCTACCAAGAAGTCAGAAGAAGAATAAGGAATTAAATATGTTCGGTATGATCCCTCTACCATATAAATTATTAGCAGGTGCAGCACTAATTATTGGTGTTTTCTTTTATGGATACATGAAGGGATCTGCATATGCCGAAGCAGAACTACAAAGGTTTGCGGCTGAAAAGAATAAAGTTGTTGCCGAACTTGAAAAGAAAAATGCTGAAATATCTAACACCGTTGTTACTGAATATGTCGACCGTGTTAACGTTGTTAAGGAAAAAGAATATGTCTACAAGAACCTTGCTGAAACCGTTGTTCCTAGTCAGTCTGTTATGTCTAACGGCTGGGTGTTCACGCACGACTCTAGTGCCAGTGCCCGTGATGCCGACCCCACCAGAGCTTCTGATGCGACCTCCTCAGGAATTACAGACACTACAGCCCTCGTCGGAATCATCACAAACTACTCCAGATGCCAGCAAAACGCCCAGCAATTAATCGCACTGCAAAAGTGGATTACAGATAACAAAACTGAGGTTGATCGTATCAACGCCGAGAAATCGAAGAAGTAATTGTTATAAATATAGCAAACGTTTTAGCTTCTGGAGATACTTTTAATGGCTAATATTATTGAAAAAGCAAAGGCTAGACTTGCTGAAAAGCGCGGGTCAGATTACACACTGTATCACAAATCGTATACAGATGCAATCAATCATGCACTATCACACCACCAAAAGTCTGGTCTTCATGTAAGTGACGATGACCGATTCCAACATGTAAGTGTTGGTTCTAAGAAGCCGAGTGAAGGCAATACAACTTCGCTTCATATTCCTGCTACTCATTCTAATGGTAAGAAGCATCTTCTTCACGTTCAAGTATTCAACAAGGGCGGCACACACCCATACGAACTCAATACCTATTCGAGTGGTATGGGTCGTCATGTCAAAGAAGATACCGAGCATGACAACTGCGGTACTCCAGAATGCTGCGGTCAATGTGATACTGCCGACATCGAAGAAGCTAATGCTCATTATCCACGCCCAGGCTTTCCTAAAGAGGGCGACTACGGCTATCATTCTAATGAAGGACTAAAGCCTCAAGAGAGCGATAAAGACCAAGACATGGACGTTGCATACAAGAAAGCTACCGAGAAAGAAGGTCGCAAGCCATTGAATGCGCAGACGACCGAAGTATCAAACAAGGTCGAAGAAGCATACGGCATGTGGAAGGTAGACTTCCCTAAACAACATGCGGGTAAAGCTGTTGCTGCTGGTTCAGTCCACGTTAAAGCACAGAACACCGCCCATGCACACAAGGTTGCTGCAAAGAGAGTCGGTGTTGACCACACAGTATTCAAGTCTAAGGTTACCAAGTCTTCAATTCTTCCAGAAGAAAATATCATGGAGCGCGGCGAAGATTCCAAGGGTCACTACCGTTCAACAGAAGATGGCGCTGGCCTTACTCGCAAGGGTGCTAAAGCCATGGGTATCAAGACCGCCGTTACTACTCCTCCTAGCAAGTTGGATCCAAAAGGTGAAGCTGCTGGTCGTCGTAGATCATTCTGCGCCCGCATGGGTGGCATGAAAGGTCCAATGAAGGACGAGAAGGGTCGCCCAACTCGTAAAGCTATGTCACTTCGTCGCTGGAATTGCAACGAAGAATTGGGTGAGCAAATGGAGCCTGGTACTGGTTATACGCCGAAAACGCCACCAAAACGTCCGCCGATTGCTAAACCTACGATGCATCCTGCGGCTGAAAAACCAAGAACACCACAAAGCAGTGTTGGGTCTCTCTCGCGAATTCGCGGTGCTATGGCAAAACGTTTAAACAACGGCACTGTCAAAGAAGAACTCGGTAAAGAAAATGAATGGGGTCGCCCAGAACTCCGTAAGAAGTTTGCTGCTATGACTCCTGGACAAGAAGGTCTTGCCGCCGATGAGATTCCAACAATGAATCCATTTTCTGGTGATGCTATCCACGAACAACAACTTGACGAAATCTCCGCCCTAGGTGCCAAGAAGCGTTCTGAATTTGCTGCCAAACTACAAAAGACACTTGCCGATCCGAAAAAAATCGCAAAGGCCAAGAAAGATATTGCAAAGAAAAAGGCAGTCCAGAAAGCAGAAGAACCTAAGCATCTTGTTATGCAACTTCGCAAAGCAACTTCTATCGGCTCCAAGGTTAAGTTCTATGATGGTGCAGAACACCACGTGGCACCTAATCATGTAGAGAAGTTCAATGACCGCTATCATTCATTGAAGTCTTCAATCGAAAAAGAAAGCCTAGTGAAGAGAGCACACAAGTCACATGCTGACTTCATGCGAGCCATCTCAGAAGAGACAATGGGTCAGACAATGGGACCTTGCACTGATGGCATTTCGCCAGCAAATTATCCTTCGCCATATCAGCTATCACCTCTACCTGGTTTAGATGATATGAACGCCGACGATGCTGCAAATCAATGGACCGAGGGTGACTTGGCTGCAATTGAGGCCGATGTCACAAACGAAATCGAAACCTCTTCATGGCAAGACCTAAGTAAATACTATGACGCCGAAGAAGACGAAGATGAGGGTGAAGAAGGTCTTGATGAGGCTATCACACCACAGGGTCGTCTAAAGAAAAAGTTTGCTGCGATGCGCAACAAGACCCGCCGCAATCTTGCGAAGAACATGGCGCTAAAGCGTATCGCTACACCAGATGTAATTAAGGGCCGCTCAATTCGTGCCGCTCGTAGAATGGTTTACAAGCGCATTCTTCGTAACCGCGACCCATCTTCTGTATCAGCCTCAGAAAAGGCCCGTATCGAAGCACAAGTTAAGCGTATGGCACCAATGGTATCAAGAATTTCTATTCGCCTGCAACAAAGCGAAAGAAAGCGTGACCAAGCCCGCGTGACAAACGCAAGAACAAAGAAGAAATAATATGGACGAATTGAATACTGCCCTTAAAATTGTGTTGGCTAATACATATGCAATGTATTTTAAGGCACATGGCTTTCACTGGAATGTAGAAGGCAAAGACTTCTCCCAGATGCATGATTTCTTTTCTGGTATCTACGAAGAACTATTTGCTGCTATAGATACCATCGCAGAACAGATCAGGGCATTAGATGAATATGCTCCATATAATATGACCGAGTTGGCTTCTATTACTACAATCAAAGAATCTAATATCTATGGTGTAGATGTTTCTGGTATGCTGGCTGACCTTAATGACGCTAATGCTTCTGTTATCGAAGCATTGAATTCGGCTCATAAATTAGCAGACGCGGAAAATAATAGAGGTCTATTAAATCTAATCGAAGAACGTTTAGATGTTCATGCCAAGCACGGTTGGATGATCCGTGCATCCTCTAAGTGATAAATATAGAGGATAAGGAGATACTAATGTCACTCGAACAAACAATTAAAGACACTGTGATGGCAGAGTCCGTAGATTTGGATATGCGTTTGCAGCAACTAGTCCGCGCTGGACTAATGCCATCGAATACTATTCCTCTGTTGCGCAAAGCCATCACCAAGATACAAGGTGGTTATCCACTTCAAGGCGCCGAGCGCGATGTCATGGCAAACTTCTTAAATTCCATGATGTTCATCGTTCTGGGTGATGATGCTATCTTTAATAAGGCTAGAGTTGGCGCCAAATCTTATGCGACCGAAGCTAAAGAAAAGCAAGAGTATGACTACGAAGGTGACATGGCAATGTCACAACTAAAGTCTATCATTGCTAACTCACAACGTATGCATGACTCGATGAGTGAAGATACCAATCTTCCTGAGTGGGTTCAATCAAAGATTACCTTAGCAGAAGATTATATCTCAACCGCCGCCAACTATCTTCAAAGTGAGATGAACGAAGAAAACGATATGTGGCGTGGCGGTACAAGGGCTAGGGGTTGGAGTAAAACTAAAGAAACTTCAAATCGCAAAGATGTTGGTCGATATACATCTTCCAGAAGAGATCATCCAAACGATCAAGCTGGTGGAAAACTTGCTGCCGCTGCGCTACGTAGAGAAAAAATGAAGGAAGAATCTGAAACAATTGATGAATTGTCAAAGAAAACTCTTGGTTCTTATATTGGCTCCGCTAGTGCAGATAAAAGTTTTGCGGCGCACGATGTCGGAGCTATCAATCAAATAGCACAAACCACAGGCACAACAGCTAGAGATCGTGAAGAAAGAGAGCAATTAAATAAAAGGCATGCAAAACGTTCGAGTGGTATTGGTCGTGCTGTTAATAAACTGACTAAAGAAGATGTCGAACTTGAAGAGAAGCGTGGTCTATGGGATAACATTCATGCCAAGCGCAAGAGAATTAAAGCTGGTTCGGGTGAGCGTATGCGTAAGCCGGGTTCAGAAGGTGCACCTAGTGCCGCAGACCTGAAGAACTCTCGCACTGAGGAAGTCGAACAGGTTACCGAAGCAACATATTTTGTTCACACGGCTAATAAGGCGCATCATGTTAACAAAAAAATTCCCACTGGGAAAAAAGATGCGATGGGCCAGGCATTGATGACATCAAAGGTTGTTAAATCGTTTCCTTACGGAGACACTCAATCAAAACAAACATCTCCTGACCAGCACAAGGCTGCACACGCTCATGCGAAAAAACTGAATGCTGGTATGAAAGAAGAAGTTGAAACAATTGATGAACTTTCAAAAGGTAAACTTCAATCTTATATGGATAAGGCAAAGACTAAACCAGGTGAAGTCGTTGCAAATGTTAATGACTCGGGTAGTATGAAAAAGTATGGAAATCGTCTAAATGGCCGCATTCGTGCTGGTCGTAAACTTCTTGCAAAAGAATCTCGCCGCACAGAAGCACTTGCCGATATCGCAGCCGTTGCACAGATGAACGAATCATATAAGACCACATTTGATGCTGCACTCACACAATATGGCATCAAGTCTCCCTCGGAACTTGATGAAGAAAAACGTAAAGAATTTTTTAACTTTGTAGATCAAGAATATAAAAAGGGAGACAATTAATGTCCGCATGGGGTAAATCAGATAATAAATCATCAGATGGTTCAGTAACTCTTACTGCACCTTCCATCACTTTCGATGCTGCTACAGGTCACGCCGCTGGCGTATATACTTCAGCCGCACACCCATTCCAACTAGGCGACCCTGTTGTTTATAATAACGGCAGTGGTACTTCGGTAGTTGGTCTGACTTCTGGCAGCACATATTATGTAACTAATGTTACCACTGATACTTTTAGTCTCGCAACAACAGAAGCCAGGGCACTTCACAATAATCCAACTATCATCGCTTCGACCGATGGTATTGGTTCATCGCACACTTTCACAGTACCTCTTGCACTTGGTCGCGGAACTCTAACGGGCACCGACACCGAATTCGAAACTGAACTTCTGGTCGGTGACATTGTTCGAGCATCGACAGTGAATGGTAATCAGGAAATGATTGCAATCGCAGTTGCTAGTGATACGCTTGCCACTGTAATTAATGCAAATCCGGGCACACCTCTAACTGCATTCGCCGATGACGAAGACTACAGAATCCACGAGAAACCAACTTCGGTTGCCTCTGTTGCAACGACAGACTTCGAATCGACACAAGTATTCGGTGTAAGAAGCACTGAAATCCATGGCGACCAACAAGGTGGTTATATTTCGGCAGTTTCTCTACAAACTGCTGGTGTTGCGAAGTATGTTGAAGTTCCTGCTGTAACATTCTCTGGTGGTGGCGGCGCTGATGCGGAAGCAACTGCTGTTATCACTGCTGGTGCTGTATCAACAATTACAGTAACAAATAATGGTGAAAGTTATGAAACTGCACCAACTGTAGCAGTTGAAACTCCAAGACTGACAATTCCGTCAACGATGTTCAACACTAACGACACTATCACTTACAGTGCCAATCACTTACTCGTAACTGGTGATGCAGTTAATTTCATCATCGGTACTGGCGATCGTCCGCACTTTGATGCTGTAACTGTTAATGCTGACACTGGTGCTTTCAATCTTTCGACCGAAGAAGTTACTTCTGCGGCGCATCCTTTCATCACTGGCGATTACGTTCGTTATAGCACTGCTGGAACTCCACCAACAGGTCTAACATCGGGTAACTATTACTTCATCGTTAAGACTGGTGCTAATACGTTCAAGTTGGCAGCATCATACGCCGATGCTGTTGCAACCTCGCCAGTTATTATTGGTCTGAGTGGAAGTCCTGCTGGAACAAGTCATACTTTCACCGCTCACTTGACTAATGATAAACCATTCTACATCATTAAGACAGGTGATACTACATTCAAGTTGGCACGTACCGCTGCTCTAGCAACTGCTGGTACTGCGGTTGACATTACATATGCTGGAACCGACGGTTCGGACAGAAAAATGTTCCTTACAACTGGCGCACCAGTCTTCAAGGCCGCACTCGGTGTAAACCAAGGTATTGACAACGCAGAATCTGGTGCAGTTGCTCACACTGGTTGGGTTCGTCGTAAGGTTCTGACAGGTGCTCACGCTGGTCGTATCCAGTATGAAGTTCTGGTTGCAATGTCTAAGAACGGCATCTCAAGTGATGCTGGTGATGACATTCAATTCCCAGAGGATTAATAACTAATGGCAGATAGCAAAGTAACCGCCATGAATCCAGCGACATCGGTCTCACCGACCGATGTCCTGTATCTCGTGAAACCAAATACAAGTCCATATGATCACAAGATTACTGTTGCCAATCTGTTTGGTGGTATTCCAGTTCCTGTAGTTCTGGAAGATAAACTAGTATTGAGTGGCACTCCTCAGACCATGTCGTCTGCGGGTGCCATTTCGATAACATCAATTGTCACCAAGATTACTTCACCAGATAACAATGGCACACTGACAATTGCAGATGGTGTCGATGGTCAGATTAAGACAATCATCATGGTATCGAATGCCGGTAATCACACGTTATCAATTACGTCCAATATCGGACATTCTAGTATTGCTTTTAATAGCGCAGGAGATACCGCTACTCTAATGTTCCAAGGAACAGTGTGGTATTTCGTTGGGGGAACGGCGACAGTATCATAATATGTTTGAACTTAATGATGATAATTTTTTGATCTTTGCTATTAAGAGTTATGACAATCGAGGTTGCCTCGGAATGTCAGACTTAGAAGAAGATTTAAAACGATTTAAATATATCAAGCGATTATTTCGCCGATATGAAACAACAGATGTTTTAAGTGAAAGATTGATACTCAATCACTTAATAGTTTTATACAATGTTTTTGGTGAAAATACTTCATTGATGCTTTTATATAAAGTAGAGAAGAAGTATTGGAGTTATCTAAAGACGTTTCTAGTCTATCTAAATAGAATGACCGCAGATGATATACCAGATGTATCTTTAGATTTACGAGTTGCTACCGCGCTAAGGAAAATAGATGTCTAAGTTAATCGATAATGCTATTACAATGCGCGTCCTATGGATGCTAACTACTCCGTTTGACAGAACGGATGCATATCGTCTGGGCATTATCGACAAGACCGGTAAAGAAATTAAACCAATTTCAAAACTTAATACAGATGTTGAGAGAGAAGCATACACTTATCTCCATCGGTTAGTTTTTAGATTGAAAAGAATTATTCATATGGTCCCAGTAGAAAGTAAAAACTTTCTTTCTTTTGCCGCAGCGGTTGCATTGGTAAAAGAAGGCGTAGAATATGATGAAGATATATTAGAGGAACTATTCTTTATGGCACACCAAGAACCAGACGCTATCGCTCTAGCCGAAGAGTTGGAGAACAGAACACTATCATTCAGACAGTTTGTTGAAGAGATGGGTGTCGGTGGAGGTGCCGTTGCTGGTATTGGTATCAACAATCCAAATATTCCAAATCAAGCAGAACCAGGTGTCTCTAAGAAGGCGCAAGCAAATTATAAAAAGAAGAAGAAAATTATAAGAAGGAATGCACAATGAGTTTGTTAAATTTTTTCTCGGTGGGTAAAGAAATTGATACCCTCCAAGAACTAGAAATCGAGAAGGGTAAGATCCAACTTACTATCATGAAGATGGCTGCGGCCATTCTAGGCATCATTATGATGTCGGTTGTTGTAACCATGATGATTGGCCTGTTTGTTCCAAATGAGACAATCGATAACAACGAAATCTTTAAGATTATTGGTCCTGCATTCTCGACTATTGTTGGTGCTTTCGTCGGTGCATTTGCTACGATGATGGGCATGAAAGTTTCAGAACTTGATCCTAATGTCAAAGTTCAAGAGCTAGGTAAGACTGATCATAAGGCACTAGCAGAAGCGCATGTTATCAATGCCCAAGCAGAATCAATTGAAGCTGACACAGAAATCAAACTGATGGCAGCAATTGACAAGTATAAAGATTCAGACGAAGATCACGGACCATTCTAATGACACAGCTAACAGAACATTTTACTCTCGCAGAAATGATTGTATCGCCAACCGCAAAGCGTCTTGGCATCCCTAACACACCAACAGCCGAGCATATTGAAAACATGCGCTACTGTTGTGAGAAAATTCTTGAGCCAGTAAGAGCGAAGTTTGGTCCAGTTACCATCAACTCTTCTTACCGTGCGCCACTTGTCAATAAGGCAGTTGGTGGTTCTGCTACTTCACAACACGTTAACGGACAAGCAATTGACTTCGAAGTTAAGGGTGTTGACAACAAGACCGTTGCTGACTGGGTTGCAGACAATCTAGAATTTGACCAGGTCATCCTTGAGTTTTACTCAGCCGGTGATAAGAACTCTGGTTGGGTTCACGCCTCAATCAAGAAGGCTGGTGGCAATCGCCGTCAACGTTTGATTGCTTCTAAGTCCAAAGCTGGTGGCACAAAGTATACACCTGTTGCTGACTTTGACCCTCGCACAACTAAGGAAGCTGGTGCACCTGTAGTTGAAGCAGCCGCGCAAGTTGCTAAAGCTGCCGTTCAGGCGACATCAACTGCTGGACTTGGACCAATGCAATCACTACAAGCGAAGTGTGGTGTAACGGCTGATGGTAAATGGGGACCTGGTACATTCAAGGCTGCTAGAGATTACTTCAAGCTATCAACTGCACAAGCAGCCCACTTCTTTGGTCAATGCGCCCACGAATCCGGCGGCTTTAAGGTATTCCAAGAGAACCTGAACTACTCAGACAAGGGTCTAAACGGCATCTTCAAGAAGTATTTCCCAACAATCGCTTCGACTGCTGGGTATGCTCGTAAGCCTGAAAAGATTGCGAACAAGGTCTATGCCAATCGTATGGGTAACGGACCAGAGTCATCGGGTGATGGCTGGAAGTTCCGCGGTCGTGGTCCAATCCAGCTGACAGGTAAGTCGAACTACACACAGTTTGCTTCCGATGTTGGACGCCCAGACGTTCTAACAAATCCAGATATCGTCGCAACTGAATTAGCATTTGAATCCGCACTGTGGTTCTTTAATAAGAACGGTCTGTTCGCAATTGCTGGCAAGGGCGTAAGCGATGCCGTGATTGGCCAGATTACGCGCCGCGTAAACGGTGGTACACACGGACTTGATGACCGTATTAAGAAAACAAAACAATTTGCAAACTGGGGATAAAACCATGGAAAAGATTAAAGCATTTATTCTAAAATATCTTCCGTTCCTTGACTTCAATAAGGACGGAAAGATTGATGCTGCCGATGCGGCAGAGGCAAAGGTAAGAGCCGAAGAAATAAAAACAGAGGCAGCCGATGTGGTTGTTGCTGTCAAGGAAGCAGTAAAGCAATCGAAAGATGTTGTCTCTGCCGCCAAGGGCAAGAAGCGCACTGGGCCAAAGAAGAAGTAAATGGATTCTTTGGAAACAAAAGTCGCGGTAATCGAACATGACCTGAAACAAATTCAGGTTGTGTTCAGCCGTCTTGACTTGGCGATTGAAAAGATCGGCGATGTTTCCAACTGCATCAATAAAATGCTTGCGGTTCACGATACTAAACTTGAGGCGCAAGAAAATGTCAACGAAGATATCTACCAGAGTTTAGAGGTGCACCGCAACGAAACTAAGGCGAGTAATGCTGAGTTACATTCGCGTATCACCACGACCACTCGGGAACTTGAAGCAAAAATTCAAAACACCGAAGATAAACTTCTCAATGCTATCGGCGATCTTAAAAGGTCGGTAGAAAAAGAAGAAGAAAAACATAAAGAACGTATTGACAAACTGGAAAAAACCAAGTATGTCATGATAGGTGGTGGCATAGTTATTGGTGCTATCATCACAAAAATTCTACCAATGGTGATGAAGTTCTTCTAAAAGGGTTGACTTGCACCAGCTAATGGTGTATAGTGAAATCTATGAGCGCATATATTGATATTCAGTTTCTCCATGCCATTTCGTATCGTCTGGAGAACTTCAAGAAAAAATCTAATGATCTTTGGAACTGCAGGTGTCCCATCTGCGGTGACTCCTCGCGTAACAAGAGAAAAGCCAGAGGTTATTTCTTCTTGGGTAAGAACGACTTGAACTACAAGTGCCATAACTGCGGCGTATCTATGGGGTTCGGCAACTTTCTCAAACAGTTTGATGACAATCAATATAAACAGTATGTGATTCAACGTTACGCCGATACAGCTAAAGTTGGACCTGCAAAGTCACACAAGAAAATTCAAGACGTTCTAGATTTTTCGCCGCCCGTATTCACTAAGAAGCCAGACCCTAAACTCATCGACCAGATTATGGATCGACTTGACACACTACCAGACGACCATGAGGTAATTCAATATGTTACTGACCGCAAAATCCCTCGCGATGCTTTTAGTCGGTTGTATTTCATACCTAATGTTAAAGACATCATACAACTTAATTCCAAATACAAAGACTCCATCATCACAACCGAACCGCGGCTTGCGATTCCTTTTTTTGATGGCTCTGGTAAACTCTTGGTTGTTAGCCTTCGCGGAATCAGAGGCGAGTCGTTACGTTATATTAATGTTAAGGTAGATGAAGATGCGCCTTCTATTTTTGGTTTGGATCAGGTCGATACTAGCAAAGAAATACTTGTCGTCGAAGGGCCGCTTGACTCCCTTTTTCTGGATAATTCTATTGCTTGTGCTGGAACATCATTCGGAAAAATCGATCAACTCCCAATCGAAAAAGAAAACTTAACAATTATTTTCGATAATCAACCAAAAAATCGAGACGTTGGTAAGTTGATGAATAAGTATATAGAGATGGGATATAAGATGGTCATTTGGCCAGACAGTGTTCCCGGTAAAGATATTAATGAAATGATTGAAAACGGATTGACATCCTCTGAGATTCAGTCCATTATAAATGATAATACTTTTAAAGGACTGGCAGCAAAGGCGAGATACGCCATGTGGAGGAAGATATGAAGTTTAAACCTAATGATATATTAATACTGGGTGATAGCTTCTGCGCTTACCGGGAAGCACCCACCGACTGGCCCATGGTAGTAAGTCAAAAATTGACTGGACAAAACCATATTCCAAGAGGAGCAGGTTTTGCTGGTGGAAGCTGGTGGAGTGTTCGGCAAGCATTACTTAAAGAAATTAAAAGACGAATTCCAAAAGTATTAATATTATGTCATACCGAAGCTAATAGAATTCCTAACGACTATAACTTAGGAATAAATTCATCAAGTGCATTGAGAGGCACATTTTCAAACCAGCATTGTAAAGAGTATATTAGTGAAGAAAAATTACAGCGTATTGCAGAAGCTAGTAAATTATATTATGAAGAACTATGGTCAGATGAATACTGCCAATGGGCACAAAAATCATGGTTTCGAGAATTGGACCAAATGATAGAAAAATGGGGTATTCCGTATGTTATACACTTACAATGTTGGCCAAATGACTACACGTTTAAAAATTCTATAACTATCCGAGAAAATTTAGTCTCAATACAGTCGCATGATCCATTTATGGTTTCAACCCTGCACAATCACTTTACAGATGATTTGAACCAAAAATTTGGAAATAAAATAGTTGAACTAATACTGAATTATAAGACAGGCCTGCAAAAAATCAATTTGCCGGTAAACTATCCCGCGGGGAGGAAAGTATGAGCGAACTAGTCGCTAATGAATATGGCGTAGAAATTCGCCATACCAGAATTACAAAGCTACGTATTCATCGAACAGACGATATGTGGCTGGTCGAATACCGCCGCGAACCTCGCTGGTTCCTTGGTCTTGACCGCTGGTGGTGGTTCGATGATGGTAGATATGCAAATTATGCCGACGCAACTGACCGTGTAGACCATCTATTGGGTGTTGGTTTCGTAAGCAAGGCACAGTTCCAGGCAGTTAAAGAATTTGAAGTTGAGTAATGCAAGACACTCTAGATGATTGGATCTCTGTTTCATTTACAGATACCGATATGGTCTGGAATGTAAACATCACAGAAGAAATGCTGGACATTGCTAACTCAGCAACACTAGAAGAAAATTGTAAACTTGCGGTAACTAATCTACCTTCTACAATTGGTAGTCGACCTGCTGTTTGTTTCAGTGGTGGTATAGATAGCCAAACTGTTGTTGACACCTTTCTATATGCAGGAGTTACACCTGAAGTTGTAATATTCAACTTCCTAGATGACCATAATATACATGATGTTAGCCATGCTATAAAGTTTTGTGAGTCTCGAAACATAACTCCGCGTTTGATCGACTTCGATGTTATACGGTTTCTAAATAACCAGTCGTATGATTTTGCTACCAAGTATAAAATCTCAAGTCCGCAATTTGCTGTGCATTTATATCTGGCAGGTAAATTGAAAGATTTGGGATATACCTCTGTAATTTTTGGTGGGAATACTCTATCACAATATGTAAGAGGAGGGTTTTATACTCCTAGTAAAGAAGAAACTGATTGGTGTAAATATTCACGAGAAATAAACTTTCCGATCATAGGCAGTTTTTGGTTACAGGACTGGAGATTATCTTTGATGGCAACAATATACTTGCCATACTATGATGAAGGCATCGATAATTATCAGTCAAAGATTACAGGGTATAGAACTATGGGGTATGATGTAATACCTCAAGAGCAAAAATACAATGGGTTTGAAACTATTAAAAAATATTATGAAGAAATGACTGGTGATGGATGGACATTCGAACATCGATTTCGAGAACCAATAAAGAGATATGCGGGCATCTATAAAAATAATCGTATTGTAGTTGATCCTAAGATTTCAAATCGAATACGTGATATGAAACAGAAAATCTATCAGGAAATACTCTATGCTTGACCCACAGAAACTTCTCATATTAAGAGAACAGTTGATTGGTGGACACAGTGATATACTGGAGATAGCACAATCCTACGCACGTTTGGCGGAAGAAACACTTGTGTCACTGACAAATGCAACAGTGACCGAATTTGAACGGACACATGGGAAGATTTCAGGCTGTGAACTGGTGATTGTTGCGCTAGGTAGTCTGGGCTGTGGGCAGATGACGCATACATCGGACTTGGACATTATTCTACTGTTCACTGGTAATCCTTCATCACAATCTGATGGCCTGAACACACTGGATGCTACACAATACTATAATCAGTTAGCAAAGCAGGTAGTTACTACTCTAAATGCAGTATATGAAACTAATATAGGATTTCAACCATGGCATACAGAAGATAGGTTTTGCACACCCTTGGAAAGTTTTGAGCAATATCATAGAGAAATTGCGTGGCCTCATGAACATGTAGCACTTGCTAGGGCGCGTGTGGTATTTGGCTCTTCCGACACAAGAACACATATTGATACAATTATTTGTGATATTTTACTTGCACAGCGCAATGCTGATAAACTGCGCAACCGGATAGCAGCAAGACGCGAGGACATTGCGGTGCAACACCGCCCCGCAGAGGGTCCGCTGGATGTGAAATATTTGACCGGCGGATTACTGGATATGGAGTATATCGCTCACACTTTGCAGTTGGAGACGCAAGTTGGTATGAAACCCCAACTTGCTCTTGTAATAGATGAATTAATTGCAGCAGGTTATCTAACATCTGACTTCGCCGATGCACATAGCATGATGATGTGTTTGAAGATGCTTGTGTGTATACTCGCACCCGATTATGCAGTCCCAGATGAGGAAACAAGACAACTGATTGCAAACAGATTAGACTATGACGGCTGGGATGAATTGATGCAAGCACTCATGTATTATCGCGGAGTTGTTATGTCTCAGTGGCAAAATATATTCGACCCTGCATTTTTTTGATTGGACTAACTGATGAGTTATAAGATATATCGAAATATATTTACACCTGAAATATGTGCGGAACTGATTGATATGGTACCCACATTATCAGAAAACTTCACCACATTCGCGGGCGTAGAAACAATAAGAAAACTGGAGTCAACTAGACGTTCTGATATTGCATTCTATTTGAACCAACTATCTGAGTCAGAGTCGCAAAAGTATTGTGATATGATTTATTCTCATATTCCTAATGTTAGAGCAACTGCATTTAGAATAATGCATTATCCTCCGGGGTCTTGCATTAGAGACCATCGAGATACATGGGCAAAAATAGATGGTGAATCTAATTCTGGTTTAATAATTCAATTAAATGATCCTAACTCATATGAAGGCGGATATCTTGCAATCGAAAGAGAATTTATAAACCTAGATATCGGCGATGGTGTTTATTATGGATATGAAAATTTACATGGTGTATCAACTATAAAGAAATCTGAACGTTGGATTCTCAATGTTCGAATGCTCACGGAGAGATAAAATGCAGGGATTTGAGAACGATAAATTCATATTCTATACAGCAGGTAAAATCGGGACAAGAACTCTGATGTATACCGATGGTATGAGAGATCTTACGATGCCTTGGGATATACCTACGCACCTACAATTTTCATTGCGTAAAGAAGCACTCAATGTCATACTTGGGCAAAAAGAAATTACAGGTAAGAAGATTATAATCTTGATCCGCGAACCTGTATCGAGGTTTCATAGTGGAATGTTTGAACTCATTGCTAAGATTTTGGGTGGGCCATATATTAAGCAGATTCTGTCACAAGGCGGTGATGTATCCTTTCTTAATGACCCATCTTTCTGGGGAAGAATGAACGAACAATGTTTGCGGTTTTCTTCTAGAAGTTGGTCACCACATAAAGAATTTGAGAGCCACAGGTGGCAATATCATATAGGCAACTGGTTACATGACGCAGAAATGGTTTCTGAAATTTATCCTGATAGTATCATATTAAACATCAAAGACCTAAGTAGTTTCTTAGTCTCAAACAACATACCTAACTCGCACTTGAATAAATATTCAAATATCGTTCCAGATGAATATGAATACGATACTAAAACCGTATTTGATGCATATATTCAAGGATTAGAAATGTTAACACATAGAAAACCTAGATTTGATACATACCTGGCACCTGAAAAAGAGTGCTATGAAAGACTAATAAATAGTCAACAATATTATAGAGTAGAATGAATTAATTACGGAAATCTATAAAATAATTCTGCCATGATTGATTCCAAGGTGTTGAAACGAATAAATAGTATGAAACAACAGATGTATGAGGAAAATCTAAATGAATTTTAATGTTCAATTTGAAACTGCGGATGCAAGAAACAGTTTTGCCAATAAAGTCGGGCTCGCAACTGAAGCCACAACTAGTATTGCAGTTAATGCAAATCTATTTACGTATGCGATGCGGTATCCAGACGCACAGGTGTCATATGATGGCGCAACGATAAACCTTATTGTTGAAACTTCATATTTACCTAACTGTCCAGAGCATAGTGTGATTTCCACCGAGGGTTCGTATTCGGTTGTCGAGACTACAGACCCTATTGGGTTTTATACTGCTTGTTCTGGTAATGTCGATTGCGCAGACGTTTCAATAAAACTTCTGTCGCCGCTTTCGGGTACATCAATTACGACACCGAATGATTGGGCGAGACGCAGAACTTCTAATCGCTTTAGACCGTTCAAAGAATTTAAAACTTTTAATATTACCACCACAAATAAACCTGTTGTTTTTGTTGTCGATTCGGGGATAAGTTCTCACCAAGAACTCGAAGGTGTCGAAATAGTAAACTTTGGTAAACTATCTTATGATTCTTATACAGATAACCTAGGACACGGAACTGCGATTGCTTCTTGCATAGCGGGTGCAAATGTTGGTGTTACGCAAAATGTCACTCTTTATAACTATAAGGTAATTGATGATACAAAACCAACGATGCTTGAACTCGGAACTGTTCTAGACGAGATTAAAGAATTTAAACTAAACAATCCATCTTCCAATGTGACCATCAATGTCAGTTGGGCAACTCCATACAGTCCTTACTTGATTAACAAGTTTCTTGATGTGATTTCCGCTGGATGTGTTGTTGTCTGTGCTGCTGGTAATGGAGCAGATGATGTTTCCAATTATACTCCAGCCGGTATGCCAGAAGTTATCACGGTTGGTGCTATCGACGATGATGATATCGTTGCTGGATTTACTGCAACTTCAACAGCGGATGCATCTGTATCTTCTCCATATGGGCAATCTCTAGACATCTTTGCGCCAGGGGTTGATGTAGATGTTGCCTCCATAAATGGTAACTATACAAGAGTGAGTGGTACTTCTTTCGCCGCACCATATGTTACAGCGGCCGCTGCACTAATTCAATCAATTTCAGTTACTCCGCCATCTCATGCACAAGTTTTAAATCTTATATCTGCAACTTCGTCGAAGGGTTCTGTGTTGTTCAACAGAGAAAACTTTAGCGCCAATCAAAATAAGATTGTTCAAATTATCAATGGTGATATTACTGAGAGTAAACAATATTATCTTGGAACGTTAAGTGGCTCCACTGAAAGTCTTTTGGTACGCTCGGCCGTTTATGGTTTTAATTATATTAACAATTTAGATGTTCTTTTCCCAGAGACTACAGGCGTGGCATACACATTGGCGTGGGAAGATTCTGATCAGCAACAAAGATATGCGGAACATGTTGTATTTGACGGACAGACCGGAGAAACAACCATCAATATTCCAACATCCTTATTAGCAGAAGATGTTGATTTTGAAAGAGTCAATATTAGCCTTTCAAAAGTTACACAATATTCGGCGCAAACATGTAGTGGATTTTTCTACATTACTTCCAGTGAAGAACCACCAGTGTCTATAAGCGAAGATTTAAGTTTTGCTGACTATGTTGATGTTAGCACTATGTCTTCTGGATTGATACTGGCCCGTACCGCTAAACCATAATGTATGATACAACTTATATTATTTGAGGAAATACTTCCTCTTTGGAAAAAATTATGGCCCGATACCGAAGTAATCAAACCGCATAATGAGTGGGAATTTCTGGGTGGATATAACCCAGAAGTTCCCTGCTCTGATGTTTGGTTTATAGGTTACTATGACGATGATAAATTAGTTGGTTGTAACTCTTGCTTCATGTCATCAAAGAACCATCTGCGGTCCAGAGGAATTTACATCCTACCAGAATATCGTGGCAAGGGTATATCTAAGTTTCTCTTTGACAAAACAATAGAAATTGCCAAACAAAACCATGCGGAACTCATATGGAGTTATCCTCGTCTAGATGCTCTACCCAGTTATTTAGCAGCAGGGTTTGAAACAATCGGCGATCCGTTTACGGATTTTGATTATGGTCCAAATATATGGGCAGCAAAATATTTGAAAAAAGGGTTGACGGCTATCCAAAAATAGCGTATAACTTAATTAATGAATAATAATGGAGTCTTGAATGAGTGAAGTAAATCTAGTCGGTATTACAAAACCGAGTGCCTATACAGAATGTACCACAGCAAATGAACTTGTTGCGTGGGCAGCAAGAGTATCAAATCCCAGTAACCAAAACAATACCGCAACAGCACCCAAGTTGGTTCAATATCTTATTAAGAACCAACACTGGTCACCTTTGGAGATGGTTCATGTATCGATGGAAATTAAAACGACTCGTGATATCGCTCGTCAAATCCTTCGCCATCGATCTTTTTCCTTCCAAGAATTTTCGCAGAGATATGCAGATGCGACTACAGACCTTGGATTCTTCGTTAGAGAAGCACGTTTACAGGATGCCAAGAACAGGCAAAACTCGGTCGAGTTGGGATCCGACGACAACGGATTGGCCGAAGAATGGTCGATGAGGCAGGCTGTATTAATTGACCAAGCCGAGGAGGCATATAATTGGGCAATTGAAAATGGTATTGCTAAGGAACAGGCTCGTGCAGTTCTCCCCGAAGGCAATACAGCGTCTGTCATGATTATGTCTGGTTCACTTCGTTCATGGGTTCACTATTGTCAGTTGCGTATGGATAAGGCAACTCAAAAGGAACACCGTATCGTAGCAGAACAGTGCTGGGATATTATCAGTCACCACTTCCCTGATGTAAAGGCGGCACTTGATAGTATGGCAGCACGGGCTGAGTTCGAGAGAAAACTACCTTGACCAAAATCTGGAAACTTTTTCAAAACCGGGCGACCCAATTTTTTTCGCTCCAAAATTTTGACCAAAAAAAGTCGGGTGGAAAATAATGAAAATACTTGTTACTGGCCATGAGGGATTTATCGGTAGAAATGCCATGCGCATTCTATCAGAGGATTTTGAAGTTATTCCATATCAAGGTGATATTAGAGATTTTAAGATTTCGGAATATTACTATGGCGTCTTACATTTGGCCGCGCTTGCCGGAGTTAGAAAGAGCTGGTTAAATCCAGAAGAATATTGGGATGTAAATGTCGCCGGTTCAAAGAAAGTATTTGATGAATGTGAACGTCTCAATCTTAGATGCGTCTATGCGTCATCATCTTCAATATACGAATGGTGGCAAAATCCATACGCAACATCTAAAAAAGCGATGGAAGAACTAGCACCCAAGTATTCTGTTGGTATGAGATTTCATACTGTATATGGGCCAGACTCTCGTCCTGATATGTTCTACGATATGATGCTTAACGACAAGATAGAGTATCTAACCGAACATAAACGTGACTGGACACATGTTGAAGATGTTGTCTCAGCAATCAAAATTATCTTGACAGACACAAGAATTTCGTGTAAGTTAGATATTGGTTCTGGTAATCCAGTATCAGTAATGGATGTAGCTAAAGCATATGGTTATAGAGACGTTCCAATAAAAGAAGTCTCTGGAGAAAGACAAGAGACACATGCCGACCTATCCATACTAAAAAGTTATGGTTGGGAACCAAAGTTCAACATTCTAGAGGAAGCGAAAAATGCCAGAAACAGTTAAAGTTCAATACGACCCTGTATCAGACGAACATTATATCGCTTGGGATGGACTAGAAGAAGAGACCGGTTGGAAGCCCGGCGACACAATAATTTGGATTGAAAATGAAGATGGGAGTTATACATTGACTAAGAAGATTAATAATTATCAGAATGATGTTGAACAGTTTATGGCCGCAGCCGACCAATATATCGGTGCTACTCCACATCTAAATGAAAATAACGAGGCTCAAGCCAAGCTATATATTGATCTAATTGACGAGGAATTCCGTGAACTTTGTGATGGATTTCTTCGTCGCCACATCGGAGATGTTGCTGATGGCGGCGCAGACCTAGTATGGGTCGTAAAGGGTTTGTTTACCACACTGGGCATCAACTTTGATGCTGTATGGGAAGAAGTCCGTGCGTCGAATATGAGTAAGGTTTCCGAAGGCGGAAAGATTAAGAAGCGGGCAGACGGTAAGATTCTAAAGCCAGATACTTACTTTAAGCCAAACATCGAAAAAGTTTTGAAGGATCAGGGTCTATAAATGGCAAAAGAAAACTATCTCGGAATTGAAATTGATTTATCACGCGACAACCTGTTTGATAAGCTAGGTATTCAGCGACTACAGGAATCGTATATGCGGGATGATGAAACATCTCCGCAGCATAGATTTGCTTTTGTATCTAAAACTTTCGGTTCTAATCCAGAACACGCCCAGCGCCTGTATGAGTATGCGTCAAAGCATTGGCTTTCGTATGCAACTCCCATTCTTTCGTTTGGTCGTTCCAAGCGGGGAATGCCAATCAGTTGCTTTTTAAACTTCATTGACGATACAGCGGAGGGACTAGTTGACAATCTTTCAGAAACCAATTGGCTGTCTATGCTTGGGGGTGGCGTTGGTATTGGTTTTGGCATTCGCGCCGCAGATGATAAGTCTACTGGCGTTATGCCTCACCTTCGCACTTATGATGCTTCTAGTATGGCTTACCGTCAAGGTCGCACTCGCCGTGGGTCTTATGCTGCTTATCTGGATATTTCTCATCCTGATGTTGGGCTTTTTCTAGAAATGCGCAAGCCGACGGGTGACCCCAATATGCGGGCGCTCAACTTGCACCACGGTATCAACATTACCGACGATTTTATGCAAATCATCGAACGTTGTATGGCAGATGATGATACCGACGATAGCTGGAACCTAACTGACCCTAAGTCAGGTGAAATTCGTGATACTGTGTCTGCTAAGGAACTTTGGCAGAAGATTCTCGAACTTCGAATGATGACAGGTGAACCATATATTCACTTCATCGACACTTCGAACCGTGCAATGCCTCAGTTCCAGAAAGACCTTGGACTAAAAATTCACCAGTCCAATCTTTGCTCGGAAATCATTCTTCCTACTGACAGAAAGCGCACAGCCGTTTGTTGCTTGTCTTCTGTCAACTTGGAATACTATGATGCATGGTCGAAAGACCAATTGTTCCTGAAGGACATGGCAGAAATGCTAGACAACGTTCTCCAGTATTTCATTGACAATGCACCAAAGCAAGTTTCGAGAGCAATCTACTCAGCCAAGCGTGAACGTTCTATCGGTATCGGCGCTCTAGGCTTTCACGCATATCTTCAACGCAAGGGTATTGCGTGGGAATCAGCGGTTGCTAAGGGTACCAATATGCGTATCTTTAAGCATATCAAGACACGCCTCGATAATGCTAATCTAGAACTTGGTGCAGAACGCGGTGAAGCGCCAGATGCTGCTGGTACGGGTCGTCGTTTCAGCCACATGCAGGCAATCGCACCGAACGCATCTTCGTCAATCATCATGGGCAACACCAGTCCGTCGATTGAACCGTGGAGAGCAAATGCATATCGTCAGGACACGCTATCTGGTTCATTCCTGAACAAGAACAAGTATCTTGACGGAATCATTAAGTTTGAAGCAGTGAACCAGAAAGATGGTTGGTATGACGAAGTTTGGTCTTCGATTATTGCCAACGATGGTTCTGTGCAGCATCTTTCTTGGATGGATGAAATCACGAAAGAGATATATAAGACATCAATGGAAATAGATCAGCGGTGGGTTATCGAACATGCCGCAGACCGACAGAAGTTTATTGACCAGGCTCAGTCCCTCAATATCTTCTTCCGTCCTGACTGCAATATCAAGTATCTCCATGCGGTACATTATCTTGCATGGAAACAAGGTCTAAAAACGCTATACTACTGCCGTTCCGAGAAAATCGGTAAGGCAGATAAGGTGTCGAAGCGCATTGAGCGAGAAGCGATTAAAGAAATCGACTTCAAGGCAATGATTGACGGTGATGCTTGTATAGCCTGCGAAGGATAAGAAATGACACAATTTTTTGCACAAATAGTATCAAAACCAGAATGCCCGTATTGCGTAAAGGCAAAAGAGTTCATGGTAGGCATGGACATTCAATACACTGAAATGGTAGTCGGAAAAGACTGCCAGTGGGAAGACATTACATCACAACTTCCTAATGTTACCACTGTTCCACAAATCTGGATCAATGGTGAACATGTTGGTGGTTACGATGATCTAGTTAATTGGGCAGCGGAGGTATAATGTCTAATCTTTTAAGCGAACGTTCTTATTTTAAACCCTTTAATTATCCATGGGCATATGACGCATGGTTGAAGCATGAACAGTCACACTGGCTTCATACAGAAGTTCCAATGATTGAAGATGTAAACGATTGGAAGAAGCGCCTCACTGATGGTGAGAAGCACTTCCTCACAAATATTTTCCGTTTCTTTACACAAGGTGATATCGATGTTGCGGGTGGTTATGTAAAGAACTATCTACCATATTTCCCTCAGCCTGAAATCCGTATGA